TTAGTTGGGAGAATCTGTCGCCGTTTCGTTCCGCCGGATGCGGTTCGCGATCTCCATGACGATGCTGTCCCGATCGACGTAAACGGCCAGCAGGCGCTGCACCCGATCCTCTTCCCAACCGAGGATGTCCGCGATCTCGGCGGCAGTCAGGCCGGCTCTGCGGAGGCGGGTGGCGAAGGTGCCGCGCGCGTCGTGGAGGTGCTTGTCAATCCCGGCGGCGGCCTTGGCGTCCACGACCTGATGCTCCAGCCCGTCCAGGCTCCAGGGCTTGCCGCGCGTGTTGGACAGAACCGTCAGGCATTCGACCGGAGCGGGCCGCTTCTTCTTGGCTGCGCTGTCGGCCAATTCCGAATGGCGCCGGCGCTGTTGAGCGCGGATTTCCTCTAGCAGGGCTTTGGTGTCGTCCAGCAGGGGGATGACGGCTGTCTTCTTCCCGCGGCTCTTCTTCGTCGCCTTGACGATGGCGAGGTCTCCGACGTGCGACCAACACAGGGAGGCCAGGTCCTCGCGGCGCAGGCCCGTCAGGCATGCAAGCCGGACGATGAATCCGACCTCGGGAGATTTGGCCGAGGCGGCGTATCTCTCGATCTCTTCGGCCGTCCATATCTGGTCAGCTCGATTGCTGGTGTAGAGCTGTTTGATCCCGGCCGCGGCGTTGAGCGCCAGCAGGCCGCGATCCATCCCCCAGGACAGCACCCGTGAAAGCACCTGGATCCCATAGTCGGCTTTGCGGGGCCGGTCGGCCCATTGGTCACGCCAGGCCAATATCTCGGCCTTCACGCGGCGGTCGTCCAGCGCATCAAACGGCAGGCCGCCGATGGACAGAGGGCCGCCCTCGTCCATGATGACGTCCAGCCAGCGCGTCCATTCGCGCTTTGTGGTCGCGCCCAGCCCTTCGAACTCTGGCGATTGCTTGTAGAGGATAGCGAGAGACCGCAGCGTGTCGGTCTTGGGCGCCCGGCGCTCGGCCACAGCCTCATTGTAGGCCGCCATGAACTGGGGCGAACCGGGAGAGCCGGGGAGGCGAGGGCCGCCCTTCCACGCATACCAGTAGGTCACGCGGCTCCCGTCCGCGCGCTTCTTGGTGATTTGGTTCAGGCCCTTAAGCCGCACCCTGGCCACGCCTTTGCTCCCGCCACGCGTCCAGAGCGGACACAGAAGCGGATTGGTGGGCCGTCGAGGGCTGGCCCGTCAAGATCATGACCTCGCCGCCCGGCTTGATGGTGACGCCCGCGATCTCATGCCCGGCCGCTTTCAGGGCGGCGAGGCTGCGGTCCAGGTCGGTGCGTCTGACTGTCGGAACGCGGCTCACTGCCACACCCCCCTTCCTCTCTCTCGGGCTTCGTTCTCTTGTCGGCGGTAGGGGTCGCCGTAGTTGGTTTCGGAGATGGCCAGGCCCTCCCGGACTAGGATCGAGCCCAGGTCGCGGCCGTTGACCGTGCAGGTCGCCACGATGCGCTGATAGCGGTCGCGGGATTGGACGGTGCAGCGGGCGCCGTTGGCTGCGAGCTGACGGGCGCGCTCAGTGGCGCGGGCTGCTGCAGCCCGAGCCTGCGAAGAACAGGCCCACACGTTTGGCCGCTGACGGCAGCGCGTGAACGGCGCGACCTCTCCGGCGTCGATGCCGGCCAACCGGACCCGGTGGCGCTCGCCGTCGGCCGTCACGCACCGCCCGCTGTCTCCGTCGCTCATGGTTAGGGTGGCGCAGATTAGGATCAGCGGGGTCATGCTGGCCCTCCGAAAAGATCGCCACACGCCATGGTGGACCGCGCTCGTTCTTTGATCCCCGCGCGGCGCATGGGCATATCGTAGCGGTTATGGCAGCGCTGGCAGAGGGCTTTCAGGTTCTCCTCCGCGCAGTTCTCTGGCGTGTGGTCGAGATGTGCGACTGTCAGGATGACCTTCGTCAGCCGCCCGCATGACGGCCACTCCGAGCCCTTGGCGTAGCCGAGGGGTTCGCCGTCGGTGGCGCTGAACACCTGACCATCCGTAAGCATGTAGGCCTCGCCGTCGCGCGAGCGGTCGATCAGTTCGCCATTGGGCGCCTTGCACCATTCGCACTGCTGGCCGGCACGTTCGCGAATGCGCAGGCTGATGGCCTTCCAGTCGCTCGGGTAGCGGTCTCGATTTTCAGGACGGATCGGCATTCACCCCTCCTGTGCCTTGGGGTTTTTGTTCACTGCGCCTTCGGCTTCGTAACCGTCGAGCTTGGCGCGGAGGGTGGCTTGCAGTTTGCGCCGCCGCATGAGATTCTAACTGCCGCAGGGGTTGACGAGGTGCCGCGCTTCCAGCCGGAAAATCTCGCGACCACACGAAGCCCCATCCTCCACGGTGGGGCTTTTCGTTTGCTGGCCCGGCTTCCAGTCTAGCGATGAGGGCGGACAGGTCAGCGGTCATCGGTGGTGTCCTTCGCGGCGTCGATAGCGATCTCGAGCGCGGCGTTCGCCATGAGCGCCAGCTCCGCATGATCGCCGGATGAGGCGAGGGCTGCGGGTTTGCCGCTCACCAGGTTCGCTTCATTATCGACAACAGCCGTTGCGTCTAATACGCGATCCACAAGGCCGCGCATGAACCTCGGCGTCAGCGTCATCTGCAGGCCAACCCCGGCATCATCACGGATGGCGTCCTTGATCGCCCTTTCCACCTTCTCGCACGGGCTCATGGTCTCAGGCATCGGGGCGGCCCTCCTGTTGCAGGGCGGCGAGGGCTTGGGCGACCGCATCGTCTGCGCCTTGTTGACCGGCAGGGATCACCCAAACGAGGCCGCGCTCGCCCTGAACGGGCTTCGTGAACCATGACACCAAATCCGCCAGCGCGGTTCCGAGTTGCTCGGCCTCGACCGCCACGCGCAGCTTCTCAGCCTCTGGCGCGGGTGGGGTGGTGTAGAGGGGCGACCGCTTCACCGCCCATGCTGCTTCATGGAGCTTTCCTACCGGGCCGAAGCCGGGCGCGTAGCCTACACCTGAAATGTAGGTCAAAGCGGCGTCGACCAGAGCCTTGACCGCCACCGGCTGCGCTTCCTCGCGGGCTTGGGGCTGGGCGCGGTAACTATCGCGAACACGGTCCAGACAGGCGATCAGCGCGTCCGTGTCAGGGCCGCATCCCTCTTGATGAGCCTCAACGAACCGGCTGAACCAATCGACTAGCGGCGACTCCCCCGCCTCTGCCGGGGCTTCCTCGCGGGTGGCGAGGGCGGACTTGGCCTCAGCGCCCTTCCGCTTGGCGAAGGAGACGGTTTCCACCATGGTCCGCGACCACGACTTACGCCCGCTGCCTCCCGGTCCCGCGTCGTCCGGTTGAACCTTGAACTCATTGCTCCCGATGTAGGAGAGCGCGGCCGCCGCCTCTTTCAAGGCTTCACGAACCGCCCCGCCTTCCTCGCGCACAGGGGCGGCGGTGAGCATGGCGCGGAAAGCTGCTTTGGTGCAGTCAAAGGTGTAGGGGCGATCGTGATCGTGCCACGCCTTACTAGCGGCCTCCCACATCGCCTCTGTCGGTTCAACCGGCACGGACACCATGCGGATAGGGGGGGTCATGCGGCTCATCCCTCACCCCCACGGGATTGGCGGGCGGCTTGGCTGGCGAAGGAAGCCCGAATGCCGTCGATCCGGCGCTTCGTGGCTCGGCGGCCGAACGTGGCGCGGAAGGCAATCGTGAGCCACATTTCTGCGTAGGCCATTGCGACCTTGACTGCCCATGTGGCACCGCTGCCGCCGTCGATGGACACGATGCGTCGGGCACGACCCCATTCCACGCGCTCAAGCACGCGCAAGGTTTCGGCCAAGGCCCGCTCGTCGCTAACCCACGCCGGGACACTCAAGCCGATGTAGGACTTCGCGCCCGTCACGACATTGAGACGACGCCCCCCCTCCAGCACTTCGGGGGCGGTCATGGCTGCACCTGTTGGGCTTGTTCGTCGGTCAACTGGTCAAGCATCGCTTGCAGCGCCTCGACCTCAGCTCTGGCCTTCTCAGCAAGCTTTGCGGCATCGGCCCGCATTAGCCTCGCCATCGACGCGAAGATGGCGCGCTGATGCTCGTTCAGCGCTCTAACGAGGTAGGGGCGAAGTTCGGCGCTCCCGGCCCCAAAACCCCCGAACGTTCCGCACGAACTAGAGCCGTAACGGCCAGTGTAGGCCGAGAAGTTGATGCTGCTGCTGAACAGCGAGAAGCGATCATCCACCCCGAACCCACAGCCGTGCTTGTCGGTGTTGGGGTCCGCAATCGCCCGCTGGAACCGGTCGTGCAGAGTCTCGCACCCATGCGCCCAGCCGTTCAGGGCCTTTACCTTGGCGAGGTTTTCGACAGAGACAGCCATCTCAGCGCCCCTCCTGTTGGGTGGTGGCCTTGGAGAGGGCGGCGAAAGCAGCCTTCAGCGCCGGGAACTCCTCGGCAGACCAGACCTGAGAGCATTCGGTCGCGAGGGCTTGCAGAGCCTCGAACAGGTCGGGCGCGGCGGTCGCGTTCAGAACACCGGTCGCAATCTCTTCCGCCGTGTTCGGGCCGACATAAACGTCCTCGCCCTCTTCGTTGAAACCTACGCATACCGTCCTAACGGCTGCGATGGCATTGCTAAGCAGGGGCTTCACTTCAGCCATGGTCTTGGGCCTCGCGGTTGAGGCGGCTGACAACCGACCCGTCGAACCGCTTGGTCCGGGTCTTGTCGAAGCCGCGTGATTGAATGGAGCCGTGGCCGCGCTTCTGGCGGCGGGCGTATTGGCCGGTCTCGCCGCCCTGGGCCTTGGCCTTGGCGATCTTGGCGAGGTCGGTGCGGGTCTTTTCCAGCGCGCACGGCCAGCGGTAGAAGCGACGGTTCGCGAGGTCGTCCCGCTCACCCTGACGCCCGACTTCGGACAGCTCGCGCGGGATGACGTGCTCGTCCACGACGCGCTCCGTCACAGGGTCCAGCGGCTTGCCGCAGCCGCAGCCACAAAGGATCGGTGCGGCGGTCTGGCGTTGGAGGACGAGGATCGTTTCTGTGCGGTTCAGGGCTCGGCGCTTGGTCATGCGGCGACCCTCGCTCCACCAAGCGGAACCATCGCAGTAGCGGCGCTGTTTGAGCCGAGAACTGAGGAGGAAAGCCCATGGACGAGTTCAAGCGTAGCGACCCGAACGTCATCAGCGCCCAGACCAGCACCTACCAAGAGAGGGTTGTCGTTGAGCGAGAGAACAACACCGCCCTTTGGTGGATTGTCGGCATCCTGTTCGCGGCCGTTTTGTTCGGCCTGCTCTTCCTGCTGTTCCGTCCCGCGGGGCCGACCGATGCGGACCTGCGGGTTGCGCAAGCCGAAGCTGCCGCGGAAGACGCCCGCCAGACCGCTGAGGCCGCTCTGATCCAGAACCAGATCAGTCGGACGCGCGAGGACGTCGCCATCGCTCAGGCTCAGACCGCTACTGCTCGGGCCGACGCGATCCGAGCTACCGCAGAGGCGCGAGCCGCCGAGGCGCGGGCTGCGGCACCGGTTGTCATCGAGCGCCAGGTCGAACCGGCCCCGCCGGCCAACGGCCCAGCAGTGATCACCACGACCAGCCCGCAGCCGGGGAACTGAAACTGAAGGAGCGCGCAGGTAAGTCATGCGCGCCTCTGCTCAAGTTCGCGGCGGGCGTTCCACTTGAGGTCTTCCTCCATCGTCGCCTGAGCGAGCATCCAGTTCAGGAAGCCCGCCTCGACGTCGGCCCATTTCTGGCCTCTGAACTTGCCGATCGGGCAGGTCGGTAGCAGCCGAGGCTCCTGGGTCCACGCGATCATCTCGCGGCCAGTGGCGCCGGCGGCCAGCAGCGCCTTGAGGATATGCGCCGTGACATAGGCGTCGGGCCCAGCGCGGTGCGGCGGCATGGCCGTGTCGTGATCGAGCGAGAGCAGCCCCTGATCCTCCAGCCAATAGCGGAGGACGCTGTTCGAATGGCTCGGAGCGTCGGGCCAGAACCTAAGGGCAGCCTTCAGCGTGCAGATCGCGGGCGTCTGTTGGTCGCCGAGGAAAGCGGCCTCGAAAGCCCAGTTGTGCGCGACAACGGCGGCGCAGTGCGGGGCTATGACCGTGCTGGGGTCGAACGGAGCCAACCCGGCGACTTCGGCCAGGCTGATGTGGTGGACCGCGCGAACCTCGGGCGGCATAGCCGGAACGCCACAAAGCCACGAAACTGGCTGGCCCACGGACCAGACGCCGTCGTCATTACGCGTTAGGTCGCAGTAGCCGACCTCAACAACCTGGGCAGCCGGGGGCTCCATGCCGCTCGTCTCGAAATCGATGACTCGGAGAACCGTCATCTTCAGCCCTCCTTCGCGGCAGTGATGGCGGCTTCCAGCTCGCGCGCCTTCGCCATGTCGGTGGCCTTAAGGACAGCGAACTTCGCCAGCTCCTTCCGGTCAGTTTCGAGGGCTTCGATCTGCTCGGGCCGCAGGAAGGGCAGGTCCGAGATCAGACGATCCGCCCAGGCGATGGTGTCGACAGCCAGCGACGTCTCGTCATCAGGAGCATCCTCGACGTCGCCGGCTGCCGGTTCCTCGGTGGGAGTGCGATCACCGGGGAAAGGGGCGCCCGCGTCCAACGGGGAGGAGTCGTCAGACGCGGGCTTTATCGACGCGGCGTCGGGGGAGGGGGCCGCGTCGAAAGTAGTCAGTGGTTCTACGTTCTGGCTCTCACCATGGATCGAAGTGAAGCCCTCGCGCGGCGCGTCGTTCGGCGCGGCCAGGCGGGCGGCGAGGTTCGGGCCTTGGCGGGGGGTAACGTCGCGGACACCGCCAAAGGCTTGGCCCTCGACCTCTTCCGCTGCGTACTCGTTCCCGATCTCCTCCGGGAAGGCACGGCGCAGCGCAGCCGCCTCGGCGCACTTTTCAAGCTGACCTCGCGGGCGCTTAGCCCACATGCTGTTCGGCGCCTTCGTGTCGCGCTTGGCCGTGGCGTAAGTCTCGATCCAGAAGACCTTGGGCCCGACAAAGGGCACACGCTGGCCCGCGATCAGGCGATAGACCGTGCACTGTGCCCACTCGGGATAGCGCACCGTGACGCCGCTGAGGCTCTCCTCGACCATCGGGCCGTATTCGGTGTCGTCAAAGCCGGCGAAAGAGCCGGTGCGCATGGCCGTCGTTCGCAACTCGGCAATGCCGGGCCAGACGGTGTCGACCATGCAGCGGCGCTTGCTGTCGTAGATCGGGACGATCTGGATGGGCTTCTTGAAAATGTCGAGGTTACGGGCGCGGCAGTAAGCCAGCGCCATGATGATGCTCTCGGGGCGTTCGGCGGCCGGGAACACCGCGTCGGTTAGAACACGCCACGAGCCCTGATCGACGCCGAAGCGCTCCTCAACGGCAGGATGATAGGGGAGGCGCGGTCCCTGGATGGCGATGGCGTTCATGGCTTAGGCGGCCTCATGGTGCGGATGGTTGTCGTTGGCTTCGGCCGCAATGACCTCAAGCCGCTGGTCGATCTGCTTCGCCGCCCAAGGCGGGAGGGTCAGGTATTCGGCGTCCTGGCGATCACCGCCGGGGCCCGGCCAGATGCCGGTGGCGACGCACTCGGCGAACTGGTCGATGGCGCGGCGCACCTGCATCCGGCCGCGGTCCAGATCAGCGCCGGTCAGGACGGTCACGCGGACGCAGAATGGCGGCGCTTTCTCCACCCAGACGAGGGCGAACTCTTCCATCGGGCGGCCGAGGACGGCCTCAGAGGCCATGCCGACCAGAGCGGCCTGCATGTGGTAGCCGAACCCGGCGAGCGAGCGCTCCAGATCGTCGTCGGCCACGCTGGCGGTCGTCTTCAGGTCAGCGAACAGGCCCGAGGCGTTCGGAACCACGTCCGGGCGGCTCTTCAGCCAGACGCCGGTCTGTGCGTCCTTCCAGAGCAGAGAGCGCTCGACGAAGCCGTCCAGAATGCCCTGCTCGACCAGAGGATGACGGGCGAGGGCTTCGGCCATGCCGGTGACGGCGGCGAGGTCAGCCTCGGTGATGACGGTCTTGCCGGCGGCGATCATGTCGTCGCGCCACTGCTTCGCGTCTTTGGTCCGCCAGTCCGACCATTGCTCAGGCCGGGTGACGAACTCGTCGGCCAGGCTTTCGGAGCCTTCCAGCAGCAGCTTGTGCGCCAGTCGGCCGAGAGCAAAGGCGGGGCGATCCGGCTGCGGCGCCCGCTTCGGATTCAGCGGACTGTCGACGTAGTAGTGTGCCGGGCTCTGGGCCCAGATGGTGCGCAGACCGGACGAGCTGATCGACGGGCCGACAGTCGGCTGGCCGTGGTAGATCTGGATGGGCAGCGAGTAGACGCCCGGCTCGCTGATCTTGCCCGACAGGGGCATGGGCAGGGGATTGTGCAGGGTCACAGCAGCCACCAGAGAGAGCCGAGGACGACAGCGCCCGCGACGAGTTGAAGGGAGGCCCGGATCAGGTTCACGGGCAGGCGGCGCGGCTCGAATGGCACAGCGCGCGGATCGCCGGGGCGGACTTGGGCGGCCAGTTCGCGATAGCGTTCGCGCACGGCCTCCCATGGGTGCGAAGGGATGATGCGGAGGTCGGCCATCACGGCTTTACTTCCTTCGCGGGTTGGAACAGCTCTTCGCGGGCTGCCCAGTCCCCGTCGCCTGTGGCTTGGTGGAAAGCGTATGCCGCCGCTTCGGCGAGCATGATCGCCGCTGGTCCAGCGGATGCCGGGTAGCGTGCGGCTTCTTTGGCTTGCTGCCGCGCCGCCGTTGAAAGCGCGCCAGCGACGGCAGCCCATGTCGCAAGCATGCGGCGGTTCGAGGTCTCAAGTTTCATTACGCGGCCCTCGCAATGCTGGCGGGCGGCAGCGGATCGTTCTCGGCTTCGCGCGCGTCCCGGATGGCCCAGGCCAGCGCATTGACGACCGGGATCAGCAGGCCGGGGTCTTCAGCGGCTGCCAGTTCACCGGCCAGGCGCAGCATTTCCTGCGTGGCCTGATCGACCGTCATCCGACGCCGGGTGCGGCGGTCCAAGATTTTCGGACCTTCAACCTTGAAGAGGGGCAGTTTCGAGGGCGGGACCAGGGCGAGGTTCACATTCCCGGCCTTGGCGATCCCGGCGACGACGCCGGGCATGATTTCGGAGACGTGTTGCATCACTCACCTCCTGCAGGCGTGACGAGTTCGAAGTCTTCGAGGTTGGAGTAGTCGGCAGCGCACCCGTCCTTTTCCAGGATCAGGGTCTGGCCGTCGCAGCGGACGACCATCGCCGTCCATTTGCATTGGGTGTGGCGGACGACGTCTCCTTCGATGAAAGGACCAGCCATCAAGCAGCCCTCCCCATCTCGACGTTGTCGTTGGCGGTCTCAGCCCGAGCGGCGCAGCGGCGATAGCGAGCCGCGCTCTCGCGGTTCTCGGCGGCCTGGAAGTCGCGGCCCTGGTCGTCGTACTCGGCGGCCCAGCGCTCCAGCGCATCGGCCATAGCGAGCATTTTCACCGGGTCCGTCTCGAAGACTTCATCGGCGGCCACCAAGATGGCGCGCAGTTCGGCCTGACGGGCGGCGGTGCCGACCTCGTTCTGGCCGCTGAGCCATTGCAGCTGACGGCGGGCTTCGTCGGGGGTGATCGTGGCCATTTACGCGGCCCACCGTGCTTGCGCGGCTTGGGCTTTCAGCGCGGCTCGGACGGCCTCGCAGTCCACTGGCGGCTCGTAGCCCATGGCGTCACGCCACAGCGCTTCCTTGCCCGACCAGTTCGCGAAGATCGAACCGGTGGACATGCCAGCAGCCGCGGCGATGTCGCGGATCGTGACGGGTTCATAGCTACCCGCCGGTGCCCAGAGGACGCGGGCGGTCTGCAGAAGCTTTTCGCGCGTCGCCGCCTTAGCCAGCTGGCGCTTGTTGAGTTTCGGGGCGTCGTCGTTCGCTGCCAGGTCAGGCGCTTGGACGCGGTCGTTCGTGGATTGGATGGACATGAGGTCTCTCCGGTTGATGGAGAACCTGATACTACGGTATTCCGTAGTTCACAATAGGGCATTACGATTTTCCGTAGTGTCGCTTCGCCGCGACAATAGCGGTCGCAGGTCACCCGCCTGCGACTCGACTTCTGGACGCGAACGTTGATTCGTTAACGCGACGATGGACGGGAAGGAGAGCCAGAATGGCCCGAAAAACGATCTACTGCGCACAGGCCTTTTGGAGCCGAGGCGGACGCCTTGAAGGCGGAGAGGTGCATCAGTTTCTGAACCGTGAGCGCGCGGTCGAGGGCGGCCAGGCCCTATTCACCGGCGCCAACGGCGTCGCGGTCTTCTCGGTTGCGGGTTATCCCGATACCGACCTGTGGGAGGATCCCCACATGCTCAAGGTGTTCGGCGATGTTCCGGCCATCGAGCCCGCCCCTCCGCCGGAGGAGATAGCCTACTTCAAGATCGACTGCAGCGTCGGTGGGGACACTTGGACCCAGATCGAAACGCTGGCAGGCAAGGAACGGAAAGAAGAGGCGGCGTGACACCACTTCCCGTACAGGACTAGATAGCGTCGTTCTGTTTCGGAGGAGGGGCGTATGAGGCTTCTGGTTTTCGCGGCGTCGGTCGCAGTCTTGGCCCTGCCCCTGGCGGCTACGGCCCATCCCGGCGGACTGAACGCCGAAGGCTGCCACAACGACCGGAAGAACGGCGGCTACCACTGCCACCGAGGGAGCAGTAGCGGATCGTCGCGATCCGCTCCGCCCAGCCAGGCGCGCGGCCTTATTGGTTCAGGGTCGAGTTCAGGCGGCACCTTCAGGAACTGCGCGGAGGCGAGGGCGGCAGGCAAGGCGCCCGTGCGCCGTGGACAGCCGGGTTATGGGCCGCATCTGGACCGCGATGGCGACGGGGTAGGCTGCGAGCGGGGCTGACAAGGCCGAGCGCCGGGCATAGCCTGACGCCATGGACGAAGATGACATCGACCCTTCGGACGACCCGATCTATCGGGCTGGCGTCCTCATGGGCAGGAACCAAGCCCTGACCGATGTAATGGAACGCCTGTTCTCACCGGACGCTGTGTCGGCCGAGAAAACCGTCCGCGCCCTACACGCGTGGGTCCAGCAGACCATGGACGAAGTGAGGGTCGAGATGCAGCTCGTGTTCGCGGATTTCGAGGCCGAAGACGAAGAAGACTAGAGCTTACCGCGCGCCTTCTCCAAACGAGCCTGCAGCTTTTCGCGCTCCGCTTCATAGGCCGCCCGTTCCTCGTCCCGGCGCGCTCTCAGGGCCTGCAGCTCTTCGTCCAGCCCTCGCGCGGCCTCATCGTGCGTGGTGTCGAGTTCGTCCAAGGCGTGCTGGGCCTCCTCCACCCGCCTCCGATCGGCGGCGCTGGGCTGTCTGGCCTTTTTCGCCGCATTCTTCTTGGGAGCTGCCGCTGGCAGCTTCACGTCGAGCTTGCGCTCTATCACCGTGCCTGGCGAAGCCTTGGCAACCTCCGCGTCGATGCTTTCGTCAACCTCCTTGGCCAGCCCCGTGGCGAAGAGGTCCTGGCTGCTCCCCCAGGCGGCTAGTGCCTTCGGGCGGGAGCTGGCCGCCACGGTGAAAGTGTGGAAGCCGTCAGACCATTCGAACAGCTTGAGCCGCGGAGCCATCAGGTCGGATCCGAAAACGGCGGCCTGGGCAGTCCGCGTGCGCCCTCCGGCTCGGTGACGCCAGGCGGTGAAGGCTCCGTACCGGCGGCCTCCTCGATCTTCTTCATCTGCGTGGCGTCATCATCCAGCTCTGGCGGGACAGGGTGCGGGTCTGATGGTCTCGGCTTGGCCGGACGGGCGGAGATGTTCTCCTGACCTACGCCTCGAAGCAATTCCGCTGGATCGCCCTTCGACGCCGTGTCGGCTTGAAAGGGCGTCGGCTTCCCATCCCCATCGGTGAGGTGCGCTGGTGGATTGCGTGGTGTCTCGTCCATGGCTCTCTCCTCTTGCTTCGGAATAGAAGTCGAGAGGTGATGGGGCGTTCCGGCCTAACAAAAACCCCGCCTGGTGGGGCGGGGGCCGCACGGTGCATTGTTGAGCGCGGCAGGTTCGCGCAGCCTGTTGTCCCGTAACGGAGACAAACAGATGATTACCCTATCGTATCGAGCCGAAGCCCATGAGCGCGTTTATCGGGGGCTGACCCAAATGCCGCCTTTTGAGCGCGCCTTGGTCGCTCAAGCTCTAAAGAATTCCCCAGCCATGCTTCCTGTCGATGGAGATGTTGGGCGTGAAGCCGACCAACTTCGCCGCGACCTACTGCGCGGATGTGGCGATGGTCCGGGCGAATTGAGATGATATCTATTGGGGCGGTCCTCAATTTTGCTCACAGGGCAGCCCTTTACGCTCACCGATTCGTCAGAAAAGCTTTCGTCAAGAGCTTTACCTGCGATTATGGATGTGCGTCCATTCGTGTGTAGGTGACCGTGCGCTAGACACTAGGTTTAGTGTCCGCCATCGTCATCTTCGCTCAACGAAAAAGCCGCCGGGATCCTACTCCCGACGGCCTTTGCTTCGATGGGTTTCCAAGGGTTGGCGAGGCCCGTCTCAGCACTATCACCGTGAATTCTTTCACGGGCTGACGGCCTCGTCAATCCATCACTTTGAAGCCCGGACACCGGGCAGAAAGGGATGGCGATGCAGTACGCCCTCCAAGTTTTTGAGACCGAAGACCACCTCCAGTTTCGCACTTTCGATGTGGATGGAGAGCCGTGGTTCAGTTTGGCCGACGCATGCGGCGCCCTCGACATCAAGAATGCGAGTGATGCAGCGGGCCGGCTGGACGATGATGAAAAGGGGGTCGTTCAGACCGATACCCTTGGCGGGGCCCAGAAAATCCGCATCATCAACGAGTCCGGCCTTTGGAACCTCGTGATGAGATCCGACAAGCCGGAAGCGAAGCGCTTCAAGAAGTGGGTGACCGGCACAGTCCTGCCTCAGATCCGAAAGACAGGTTCTTTTGGCAAGCAGAGGATGCCCCTGTTTCTGCAGCGATACAGCGCGAACCACAATCGCGTCGCAGCTGGCCACTTCTCGGTGATTCAGGTGTTAGCCACGCACCTTTACGGACCGCTTGAATTTGCTGGCCATGTGGTTGCTGACCGCAGCCTTGATGGGAAGGAAATGCGTCCCGAAAACAGCGTGGGGAGGCTTTTCAGTGAATGGCTGAAGCGCAACCACCCCGAGGTCAAAGACCAGTTCAGCTATTACATTCACTGGACCCCCCAAGCGGAGTTTCCAGCGCGCCAGTATCCCAACTCGATGTACGGTTTGTTCGTCGAATTTATGCAAGAGACTTGGATTCCGCAGTGCACTTCGTATTTCAAGGGCCGCGATCCAGGGGTGCTGCCACACTTGCCTAAGTTGCTTCCCGCTAACGATGCGCAAGGAGGCATGATGAAGCTTCCGACGATCCGTCGCAGGAAGAAGTAAATCAACGCCCCCAAGGGAGGCTTCGGCCTCCCACCTCATTTGGGATCGCGCCATGCCTCAGAGTTGAACGCGGCCCTCTCTCCCAGTTCCTCTAGGCGCTGCAGTCGCCGTTCTATCCGCTCGGCTGCGTCCACTGCCCGACTTGCTCGCCTGTGTGTGTCCAGAAGCAGCGCCCAAGTGGCGATTGCCACGACAAACTCAGGCCATCCCCAGCCAGCAATCATTTTGTTGTCCCTCACCCAGCCTTAGCCATGCAATTGGAGACCTACTCCGCATCCGCCTTGCGCCCGAACCACAGCGCCAGCATTCCGCTACAAAAGATCAGGCCTAGGAGCACGGTGTAGGGAAGGGGGTACGGCTTGTTCCACATAGCCCCAGCGCTGAAGAGGCAGATCAGGGCGAATGCCGCCGCCAATCCTCTGTACACATGCTTCCGCTGAAACATGGGATTTCCTCAACCATGTACCCCAATAGGCTACTCCGGCGTCCCTCGAACCGTCGTCCTCATCTTGCCAACCGTCCTCGCGGCTCGAGCGTCTCCGGATGTTATCCGCTCACCGGTAAGTTGAGGGTCAGCGGCGGACGTCGTCTATCTCGCTGCTGCGAACCATGCTGATGTGGAGCTGGTTGATCTCCTGCACCGCAAGGTCGCCACGTTGAATATGGCCGAGAAGAATCTCGCTGGACTTCGTGAACCGGTGGCCAATCCGCAGCGGGTATGATTTGAACATCCAGCCGAAGAATCCAGGGAAGAAGACGGCTTCGTCGAGATCACGCCACTTCACTCCAGATGTACCCTTGGCCCAAGGCAAGACACCCTGGAACACCCACACACCGGTTTCGTCTGCGTACAGTTTCAGGCTCCGGCGGACTAGGAAGCCATAGGCGTAGAGAGAGACCCACCCGATAATCCACGCAATGCCGATGAGCGGAATGGCGTAGGCAATGGCGAGGCCGATTGCGACGAAGACTAGGGCGATGACTGTGGGGCGAACGTGCGCCGTCCAAGAGACAAAATATGGGCCTACGGCTACAGGTCCCGATAGGGTCGAGAAGGTGTTGGAGGTCGTGTCGGTCATATCGTCCTGATTGCTGCCAGGGCGCCGCCCCGCTTACAGCACAGCTAATAACCGCGTATTGTTAAATGGTTACGGTGACGCGTCGACGCGCTTGCTTTATCCCGAGGTTATCCCTCGGTTCGCCGTCAGCCGCAGGTGGTGCTCTTCACCCGCTCCAAACGCCGGCCGGCGCTTAATCTTCATCGCTGGCGGTCTTTGTGGGGGCCTCATTGAGGAACTCTACAAGGAGATCGACGGCCTCTTTGGGATAGTCATATTCAGGATCCCATTCTTTTCGCGAGCGCCAGGACCGGCAGGTTGAGCCAGCATCGATCCCTGCTTCACACCCGCGCCAGTAAGTGGAGTAGAATTTGGATAGGCCTTGGTAGGTCGCCAGTGATCGACGCCCGTCCTCTGCGACTTCGTACCCGACACCTGCCAGGATCGACTGAAGCGTGAGGAGTTCGCCTCGCGGTATTTTGTCGACCTCATCCACCACGCGAGTCCAAATCTCCTCGTCCTGCGTCTTGGGATCGGTCATGGGCACGTCGCATGCTGCGAAGACCTGGCGGATAGCCGCCGCAGAGCCGCTCAACGGCACTGTGTAGCGGTGCGGAGTTCCGGCGAAGTCGTCATGCTCGAACACCATAGATGAGCCAGCAGCCATGCGCCTTCCAACCTCGCCTGGATCCCAAGCGAAAAGGGCGTCTCGAGAACTGGCGGCGCTCCACACGTTGGAGAACACCTCGCCGCGATCGATGCGGTATCTGACCGTAGCGTCACTCTCGCCGATATAGCCTACGGCGAAGATTGCATCGAGGGCGCCGCCATTGCAGCGAATGGCCGCTGATATCTGGCGGGAGTGATAGACCGCTCGAACACGGCGCTCGTCCGTGAACGCATCCCTATCAGTTTCCACGCGCCACGCCTGGGCGCTCGCTGTAGTGCCAAAGAGCGCGGCAATGGCGGACGCGACTAAAGACCACTTCAACATTGTCTCTCCCCCCAGGCTCAGCCGACATTCGGAGTGAATGGCTAGCCGGTCGTTCCGGTGCGCCGCGCCTCGGCTCGCTCAGCTACTTTTGCTTCCGCTGGGCGCACTACTGAGAGGGCCGCCTCCAGCGCGGCCGTGTCGACGTCGTTCGGATCAAAATCCAGGATGAATCCGGCTGTCGTTTCCAGCGGCGCGGCCAGGCGCCGAAGCCACTTGTCCGACGGAGGCCGAGGCGTAGTTTCAAGCAGTTCGATCGTGGCCGGCGGCACACCTATCTTGTCCGCCAACTCGTCGATGGTCATGAAGCGAAACTTGCGCCAGGCCGCGAGATGGTTGCGCTCGGGCTCCTCCAGCTCGGAGCCGAAAATGTCTTCCACGGACAGGTCGAACGCGCGGGCAATCTTGGCTTCATTGACGCCTGTTAGGCTGGCCGTCTGCTTGCCCGTGCCGTCTCCGACGTAGGACCGGATGGTGTTGTAGGACACGCCGGATGCACTGGCCACGCGGCTCTGGTTGAGGCCACTCGCCTTCATCCAAGCGATAAAATTCTCGCGCCGAACATCTTGGAGTGACATTGCCTGTAAGTGTTGCAGGCAATACGGATTCCCGTAACCGCGAAGTTCCGTAGTTCTTGTTGCAAACATCTACGATATTCCGTAGATATTGGCCATGAACCACGTCACCACGGCCCTAACCGAGATTGAGCGTGCCGCCAGAACGGAGGGGCTAGCTGCGCTCTCCCGTCGATCCGGCGTCCCATACACCACCCTGATCGATTGGCAGAAAGCAGGTTGGCGCCCCCGCGCGGTGGCGACTCTGGAGCGTTTGGCCCACGCGGCGGCGGCGATCCCGGCCAACGACGACGCCCCCGCCAGCGAGGCGGCGTGACATGCTGTCATCGGCCGCTCTCCAGTTTCGTCGCCAAGAGGCCTTGGTAAACGCGGGCACGGTTTACGGTCTGATCATCGGCGCCAACGAACTGGCCGTCCAAGGTCGCGAGGCGGATGCCCTGGCGGCGCTGGCGACGATCACGGGCGCGCTGCCGTTCGAGATCGAGGCGATCAAGGAAATCCTCGCCGCCGAGCGTGAGGCCGCAAAGGCTCGTGACCTGACGCAGCGGACGCTCGCTCCCTTTTTCGGTCGCGTACCCGCTGAAAAGCCGAATGCCGCGAACGACGAAACCCAACCGCCTTCTCCCGAACAGCCAACCCCGACCGTCGCCTGAGCGAGAGCGCGGGTCAGTTGGAAACGACCACGGAACGTCCAGTGAACAAGATCAGCCACAGAGAACACGCCCGGCTCGCTGGAGAGCTCATCGAAGCCTGTGGAGGCTTGGAGGAGGCGGCCAGGGCTTGCCGGGTCCGCAGGTCGTCGCTGTCGAACTACGAGAACCCCAATGAGCCGTCGACGATGCCGGCGGACGTGATGGTTGATCTGGAGCGTCATTGCGGGCGGGCGATCTACAGCGCCGCCCTGGCGGACCTCTGCAAGCCCAAGCCGCTCACGGGTTGTCTGAAGGAACTCGCCTTCGACCTCGCCCAGGAGAGCATGGACGTCGTCGCCGTCGTCCGCGAGGCGCTGGCGGACGGGCGCCTGTCCAACAATGACCTCGACGCCATCGCTGCCGCTGAGCGCGATGCTGAACAAGCCCTCGAGCGAGTCCGTGGTGTTCGCCGGGCCATCGAAGCGGCGAGCCCGACCCCGCAGAGGGCCGCGTGATGGCCTTCCTGCTCATCATCGGACACGCGCTGTTCCTGCGTCTGGCGCGCAAGCCGTCGCTGTTCAACGCCAAGCCCTTCGCCCTCTGGCGATGACCGAACGGGACTGACCGCCCCGTTGAGCGGTCTTGATGGAGGGCCAGATGGCCAAGAAGCTCGAAGCTGACAACGACCAGTACCCCGACATCCAAGGGACGATCGGCGCCATTCCGAATGAGCCGGACAATGGCATGGCGTCCCACGACGACATCCGCATGGCCGCGAACGAGATGGTCCAGCTCAATGAGGAGCGTAAGAAGCTCAACGCCAAGATCAGCGCTTTCCGCAAAGGCCTGAAGGCCAAGGGCGTCAAGCTCGGCGTCCTCGACGAACAGGTCCGCCTGCTGGAATGGACCCCGGAAGAGGTCAAGCAGTTCTACGCCGAGCGCGACTGGTACGCCGAGGCCATGCGCCAGCCCATCGGTTCGCAACTGGAGCTGTACGGCACCGACGCCACGCCCGATCCGGTCCGCGAACAGCTGAAGTGGCGCAACATCGGCTTCCGCGATGGTCTGGCCGGCAAGGGCTGGGCGAATGAGGCCCCCAAGGAATGCCCGCACGACTGCATCCAGTCCTATGGGGAGGGCCATGAGGAAGGGCAGGCCACTGTGCGCCGCGCCTTCGCCGCTCGTCTGGCGCAGGCGCCGGTCACCGACGATGACGACCAGATCGACATCGAGGACGTGGCCAACGACCACGGCGACGACTCTATCGAAGACGAGGCCGCCTGATGACGGGGCTGGCCTTTACCATTCCGGGCGACCCTCGCGGTAAGGGCCGGCCCCGCGCCACGACCATTGGCGGCCATGCTCGCATGTTCACCGACAGCAAGACCGCCAGCTACGAGAACCTCGTCAAGCTGGCGGCGTCTCGCGCTCTCGGCGGTAGGGCTCCGCTCGATTGCCCCCTGACGGTCGTTGTCACCGTCCGCATGACCCCCGCCGCGTCCAGCAGTCGCAAGAAGCGCGCCTCCATGCTGGCGGGCGAAATGGCCCCGACCAAGCTCCCCGACCTCGACAACGTCGTGAAGGCCGTTCTCGACGGCTGCAACAAGGTCGCGTTCAGAGACGACGCCCTGGTCGTCAGCCTGATCGCCCGCAAGCGCTACGCCGAGGTGCCGGGCGTCGACGTCGAAATCTCTCCCACCATCCTTCGAAAGGCCGCCGCATGAGCACGATCCTGAACGCGTGGCATGACCACGAAATCGAGACGATGAAGAAGATGTGGCTGGCCGGGAACTCGGCCACGGAGATCGCGCGGGTACTGCCGTCCCGATCCAGAAACTCCGTCATCGCCAAGGTGCACCGTCTTGGCCTGACGCGCGAGCGCATGGAGGCGAAGGCGTCGCCCCCGGCTTCGACTGGCCGCGCCCCAGCCGTGAAGCGCAACCGCACCACGGGCGGGATCAGGATCGACAAGCCCGCACCGGCTTCCAGCTTCGGCCGGTTTGCGCCTTCCAGCCCTGAGGAGGCGGCCAAGAAGCGCGAGCATTTCGCCAGGCATGGCGCCGGGATCATCGACGGCTTCACTGAGGCTGCGAATGACACCTCGATCCTGCTGATCGACCGCCGCCGTTTCCAGTGCTCATGGCCGGTCGGAGAAGTTTCGGGCGCCGGGCAGATGTGCTGCGGCCAGCTGGTCGATCCCGCCGCCACTGGCGCGACTGAGACCTATTGCCCGACCCATCACAAGCGAGCGGTCGGCAGGGTGCTCGCCGCGTCCAAGGCTTTCGGGTTCGGCGAGCGCCGCCCGGCCCGTCGCGCTGACTCCACCCCTTGGGATCAGGGGAGGGCTGCGTGAGCCAGCGTGAGAAGTACCTCGTTGAACGGATCGATCGCAGCCGGGAGAACGCGACCAACCAACAGGCGCGCTCGTCTCGCGCGATGTTCTTGCGCATGACCGCGCGCCGGACGGTGCGCTCTCTGATGCAGGACGTGGCCGATCCGAAGGAACAGGCCGCGCTTCTGGGCGACCTGATCGACATCGCCGCCGAGTTCCGCTGGCCCCTGATCGGCCGCGTCGAGACCGCCACGGCTCTGAACTCGGTCGCGGCCGACGTGTGCGCGATCTACCGCTTGCCCAAGGCCTTGAAGAACGCTGCCGCCGAACACGCCTGGAGCAGGCTGACGGCGGCAAATGATGGGGATGAGGAATGAACGCCCTAGAGAGGCTGGGCCTTGAAGTCGCTGCGTTTCAGCTTCTTGGCACCCGTACGAAGGCGGCCTCGCTATGCGCGCTGCTGCATGCTTCCGGCGTGCCGATCAGCTACGAGTCCATCGCCAACGCCCGTGCATGGATGGGCCAAAGCGAAGCCGTCGATCCCGGCAACGTCGCCAAGACCCGTATCTGCCTCCTGAGGGAAAGCCTTGAGGACGTGGGCCTGGGCGGTCTCATTCAGACCTACCGGGGCTTTGGATACGCCCTGCCTGAGCCCGGCCGAGCTACGGTTCTAGAAAGGCTGATGGAGGTCGCAGGAGCATGAACCGTCGCGACCTTCTCGACCTCGAACTGAACTACGCCCGGATGCTGCGGCGCGAGGCTAAATCCCGCGCCAAGCGCTATCCGGCCTTGGCTGAGCAACTGACCCGCTGGGCGGACGCCGCCGTCGGCCGCGCCGAAGCCATCCGTTCCGGCCCGCTCTTCGACACGGAGCGTGCGGCATGATGGACGATCCCCGCGACGCAGAAGAAGCGGCCAACGCCCTTCCGCTGAACCTGGAGGCCGAGCAAGCCCTGCTGGGCCAGCTGATGTTCGACAACGACGTCCACCGGCAGGTGCATGACGTCGTCACGCCTGAGGACTTCAGCGAGCCGTTCCATCAGCGGCTCTACGCTGCCATCGACGGGCTTGTGACGGCCGGGAAGCTGGCCGAGCCGACGACGCTACAAGCGGCCTTCACGGCTGACCCCGCCTTCGAGCAGTTCGGCGGCTTCGGCTACCTGTTCGACCTCGTCGACAGGGCCCCGCCGTCCAACCGTTCGCGGGACTATGCCGCGCTGGTAGCTGACACAGCCGTCCGCCGACGCCTGATCAAGATGGCGGCCGACGCCATGCATCAGGCCCGCAACCCCGAACTGTCCGGCTATCAGGCGGTGGCCCTGGCGCGCTCCGAGCTTGAAGCGGCCGAGCGTGGCGCCGCGCCCGAAGACGCCCTGTTCGTAAACGCCCATGATGCCGCGCAAGCGCGCATGGACCGGCTGGAGCTGGAAGTGGCCACCGGCAAGCCGAAGGGCGTGCAGACCGGTCTATCGTCGATCGACAAGCGCCTCGGCGGCCTGATGCCGGGATCGGTGATCGTCATGGCCGGACGCCCTGGCATGGGCAAGACGGCCCTTCTGGGCAACGTCCTCTACGGCGCCGCCCTGCGGAACCCGACCAAGCTATTCGCCGGCTTCTCGCTGGAGATGGACACCGACCAGCTGAACGACCGGGCCCTGTCACGCCTGACGGCCACGCATGAGCAGCCCGTCAGCTTCTCGGACATCGCCAAGGTGGCGCCGCTGACCTCGTTCGACCTGCAAACCCTCCATGCCGTGAAGGGCGAGATCCCGAAGAACCTCTGGCTGCGGGATAGGGCAGGGGTGTCCGTCGAGGACGTCTCTCGCGCCGTCTGGGCCATGAAGCGTCGCGGCGACCTAGCGGCCATCGGGATCGACTACCTCCAGCTGATGCGCCGGCCTGCCCTGGCGGGGCGTAACGAGGCCTCCGCCATCGCGGAGATGACCGGGGCGCTGAAGACGCTCGCCCGCGAAGCCAAGATTGCGATCATCCTACTGTCCCAGCTGAACCGCTCGGTCGAGCAGCGCGACGATAAGCGCCCGATGCTGTCAGACCTGCGAGAGTCGGGCTCCATCGAGCAGGATGCCGACGCCGTCCTCTTCCCCTTCCGCGAGGTCTACTACCTCCAGAAGGCCGAGCCGAAAGCCGGGACCGAGGAACACATGCTTTGGGAAGCTGAGGTCGCCCTGAAGCGCACGGTGATGGACGTGATCATCGCTAAGAACCGCCACGGTTCCGAGGGCTCCGAGCCCCAGCAGTACCGGGCTGAGATCGACCTCATCACTGACAGGAGCGCGGCATGAGCATAGCCGACACCGTCCGGCGCTTGGTTGAAGCGGGCGCGACGCCTGAGGTGATCGCCATTGCTGTCGAGGCCATCGAACAGGCTGGGCAGAAGAAACCTCGCTCGTCTGCGGCCGAGCGCCAGGCACGTTATGAGGAGCGCAAGCGTCAGAAAGCGTCAGAGAGCGTCATTTCTGACGTCAGGCCTGACGCTAATTCTGACGCCCAGAATGACGCCTCCCTCCCTCTCCCTCCTTCCCCCCAGACCCCCCAACCACCCACACCCTCCCGCGAGTATAATCCCCCCTTACCCCCCAAGGCCGGGTCTCGTCGGAAGCCCAAGGTTTCACTGCCGGATGGTTTCCCGACTGCCGAGCTGATCGCCGAGCAACAGGCCAAGGCCCGTGAGGTCGGAGCGAACTTCGACGTCCAGCGCTTCGCGGCCCGTTTCCGCGATCAATGCATTGCGAAGGATCACCGCTACGCCGACTGGCCGGCGGCGTGGCGAAACTGGTGCCGAACCGAGATCGACCGCGCCCCGAAGACGGCCCTGGCCGCCTCGCAGAGCCGGGCCACCCCGTCCGAGGCGGACCGCTGGCGCCGCTGGCTGCGGGAGTACCGCCTGAACGGCCACTGGCCGTCCGATGACGCCGGGCCCAGGCCGGGCCATCCCGCCTGCCGCGTCCCTGCCGCCCTGCTGGCGGAGTTCGGGCACGCACCGGCGCCCGCCGCAAACGACCACAAGCCCGACCTGTTCGCCCAAGGAGACGCAGCGTGACCGAACTTCACGAAATCCAGCGGCACGTGGTGGCGCGGATCGACCAGCGCCCGGTCGGCTCGGCGTCGCGGTTCGCCCTCATGGACGCGGCCGACGCGATCAGCAAAGCCATCGCCGCAGAGGCCCGAGAGGTCGGCGCCCAACCTGCCCATTTCGACCCTGCACACCACCCTGAAACCCAGCAATCTCGGGCTCCAGACATTGGCGCCGAACTCGGAGGACACCGCCCATGAGCAAGGCCGACCGCGCCAAGAAGCGCCAGCAACGGAAGCGCTACGCCAAGCCCTCCACGCCGAGGGCCATCGGGGCGAACGACAACATCGAGGCGGCGAACGACAACACGCCGCCGGTGTCGATCCGGGGCATCCGGCTGACCGACAGCCAGGCGCTGCGGTTCATGGCGGCCGAGGCCAAGGTGGCGTCGCCTGACCTGGACCAGCAGCGGGACGGCCAGCGCATGTTCCGCGCCCTGGACGCCGAGATCGACGCGCGGATTCTCGAACGTGACGCCAAGGCGAACTTGGAGGAGCTGCGGAGCCTGGAAGCCCTGCGCGGTTTGGACATCGGCGTGTCCGACCATGAGAAGGCGAGGGGAGCGCCGCGAGCGTCACGGGACGGGCTGGAAACCCTGCTGACGGCTGGGTCGATCACTCGGACCCAGCACGCCGCCGGGCTCCGCTATCGGGCGGACTACGAGATGCTGGACCCGGAGAAGGGGCTGACACCTCCCACGCTGGACCCGGCCTTGCGCAACATCGTCCGCGGCGGCGAAGGCTTCGCCCAGAAGCGCCGGGAGCGGGAGGAGTTCGTGCGCGATCTCGAGGCGATGATCCAAGAGGAGGATCGGACGTTCCGTGGCGCGCTGGGCAAGAGCGACGTCGAGCGGCTGGGCCGGGCGGTTTGGGCGCTTCGGGAGGTGGCGGGGAAGGGGGCGAACCTCGCCGGCCTGTCTGGAAGCGGATCGGTTCAGGTTCGAACGTCGGAAGCCTTGCTGGTGGCGCTGGACTGTGCAGCTATTGCCTATGGGCTGGAGTGAATATGCGGAATGCGGGACTTATCACCGGAACAGGTTGCGTCGCGGCAGCTAGATGAGCTTCTAAACAACCAAAAGCTCGAGATGGATCGCAGCTACGCTGTTAGCCAGCGGTGGGTCCTCTGGCTCGCCATAGGGAATGGCGCGGCGCTCGCGGCAGTGGGGGCGAAGCTGCTGGACGCACAATCAGAGGTGCTTGCCGCACTACTCATGCCTAGTTGCTGGTTTTTCTTCGTAGGTTTGGTGTGCGCTGGCGCCGTCGGGCCAATAACGATCAGACGGCATGAAATTTCATTGGCCCAATGGCGGAAATGGACTGTCGCCTTTCGGAAAGGAGAGGCGCTTCAAGCCGCTGACAGCTCCCACGATGCCGATGCGAAGCTCTATAAAATCGAGGCTGGATTCGAATGGGCATCTGCCGTGTCGTTCGTCCTCGGGGCAGGCTACCCTTTGACAGTCCTTTGCCTACGATACCTCACCTCGGGGCACGGCTTCTTCCCTCCGGCTTGACAGCGGAGAGATAATCCCTGACATCAGGCAAATCGGGCGTTTCGCCCAGAGCAAGCCTCCTCCCTCTCGGGCGGGGCCTTTTTTCATGGCCGGGACATTGCCGCCTCATTTGCTAGGGATCCACCTGATAGGGTGCTCCGGCACATGAAAGGCCAAGCGCCATGAAAGAATCTAAAGGCAAACTGAAGAAGGTTGCGCCCAAGACAAACGCTTCCAATCCGAGCGTGAAGAACCTAGTCGATAAGGCCGCTGCCGGATCAAAGCAGTCCAAGTGATCACCGACGCCCACCGGAAACGGCGGGCCTTTTTCGTATCTGTCTCCCCTAAGGGCGAGAGGGCGGCAGGCCTAGGGTTGGGAGTTCCCGGCCGGGCCTGCCGTCTACCCTAGATTGCCCGCGCTGGATTTCGCTAGGCTATCGGGATGAAGGCAGCACAGATCGGCGCGGCGGGCGCCCTCCTCGTCCAATACCGTTTGCTGAAGGCCGGCATCGACTCCGCAGCGATGACGACCGACGACGGTATCGACCTCGTGGCGTACTCGCCGAGGCTCCATCAGGCCCTGACCATACAGGTCAAGACCAACCTCCGACCAAAGCCTGGGGGCGGGAAGGGGGCACTCGCGTTGGACTGGTGGCTCCGGTTCGACAGTCCGGCGCAGTTGGTAGCCCTCGGAGACCTGTCATCCGACTCGATTTGGCTCTTCACCCACGACGAGTTCATGGAGCTGGCTCAGCAGAAGTCAGGTGGCCGAGCGCATCTGTATTTCTACACGACGGCCACGCTAAGAGCGCCCGAGCGATCGAGGTCAGCCTTCTTCGACCGGTACCGCATCGAACGCCGCATAGATGAACTGTTCGGCCCAACCGACCCGACCGCGGACACCCTGGAGCCCTTGCTCTCGGATTAGCGGCATTTCCTGCGACGGAGAAATCCATGGTCCCCATGAAAGCCCTCGTCGGCTTCTCCTTGGCTGACGGCTCGGCCGCCGCCGGAGCCACCTTCAACGCCAAGGATGCCAAGGCCGCAGACCGCCTGGAAGCGTCGGGCGTCGCGGAGCGAGTCAAGGGCAGCGAGAAGATGAAAGCCCGATCTAGCTCGCTTCCGGATCCCCATTCCTGAAGCGCCACTTCATCAAGAGCACACCCGACGCCATCACCAAGGCGCAGGCGTTGGCCACAGTGACGGGCCAGGCGCTGGTCATGACGCCGTAAATCACCCAAAGCACAAAGCAGGTCACGGTCAGCGAGTAGGTCTTCAGGCTCACGGCCGAAGCGTCTCGCTCTTTCCAGATTTTAAGGCCCTGTGGGGCGAAGCTGGTGATCGAGCACACGGCAGCGGCTGACCCTACGATGTTCGCAACAAGATTGCTCATGTCGTCGCAACGTGGCGCCTAAGTAGCTGTTCCCAAGGCAAGGATAGCGCCGATGGCCCGTCCCTCCCTCTTCAATGAGAGCGTGGCTGAAGAAATCTGCCGCCGCCTCTCCATGGGCGAGCCGCTGGCGCGCATCTGCGCCGACGACGAGATGCCCGCCTACTCGACCGTGAGGAAGTGGGAGGCCGAGAACCCCGAGTTTTCGGCGCTTTCCACGCGCGCCAAGGTCGACGGCACCCACTACATGGCCGATGAGTGCCTGGAGATCGCTGACGGCAAGGGCGACCCGGCCGACAAGCGCATCCGCATCGACACGCGGCTTCGCCTGATCGGGAAATGGAACCGCCACGTCTACGGCGACAAGCTGGCCCACGTCGGCGGCGACAAGACCGACGCCCCGATCCGGCATTCCCATTCCTTCGACCTGAGCGCAGCGAGCGACGAGGAGCTGGATGTCATCGAGCGCTTCATTCGTCGATCTGCCAACGCTGGAGGAGATCAGGGCGGAGAGGGCGCGTCGGAAGGCTGAGGCCGACCGGAAGCGCCTGATCGAACATCAGGGCGAGATTCGCGCCCGCTGCGACAGCCTGCATGGCTTCATCGAGGAGCATTGGTCCATCCTCGAGCCCAAGCGCCCGTTCAAGTCGGGCTGGGCGCTCCGGGCGATGTGCAAGCATCTGGAGGCGGTGACGGCAGGGCGTATCCAGTTCCTGCTGATGACCGTGCCGCCGGGCATGATGAAGTCCCTGCTGCTGGTCTTCTGGACCGCCTGGGAGTGGGGCCCGAAGGCGCGGCCGGACCTGCAGACGCTGGCTACCTCCTACAGCCAGGCCAACGTCCTGCGGGATAACCTCAAGCTCCGGCGCTTGGTCGAGAGCGACAAGTATCAGGCGCTCTGGCCGATCCAGCTTCGGGCCGACCAGAACGCCAAGGGCAAGTTCGAGAACACCGAGAACGGGTTCAGCGAGGCGCGGCCGTTCAGTTCGATGACCGGCGGCCGGGGCGACCGGGTAAAGGTCGACGACCCACATTCGACCGAGACCGCCGAGTCGGACACCGAGCGGGCCAATGCGGTGCGCATCTTCCGCGAAGGCATCTCCGACCGTCTGAACGACGTCACCACCTCGGCCATAGTCATCATCATGCAGCGGCTCCACGCCAAGGACGTGGCGGCGGTGGCGCTGGAACTGGATATCGGCTTCGTCCACCTGAACCTGCCGATGGAGTTCGAGGCCGAGCGGATCGGCGAAGACGGGAAGGTGACGGGCGGCGCCTGTCGGACCTACGTCGACGGCGAACTGTTCTTCGAGGACCCGCGGACAGACGAGGGCGAGCTTCTCTTCCCTGAGCGCTTCCCCGCGGCCGAAGTCGCCAAGCTCAAGAAGGCCAAGGGCTCGTACGCGTGGGCCGGCCAGTATCAGCAGCGCCCGTCTCCCCGTGACGGCGGCATCTTCCGGCGAGAGTGGTTCAAGCCGGTCTCGGTCATGCCCGCCGGGCCCAAGCGCACAGTCCGCGCCTGGGACGTGGGCGCCACCGAAGGGGGAGGCGACCCCAGCGCCGGCGTCCGCTGCACTCAGGTCGGTTATGGCGAAGAAGCCACCTACTATTTCACCGATGCGAAGGTCGGGCAGTGGAGCCCGGCGCAGTTTGAGGCCCAGCTAAAGCTGACGGCGGCGGCCGACACGACAGAGGTCACGGTCCGCCTTCCTCAGGACCCCGGCGCGGCCGGCAAGGGCTACGTCCAGACGCTGGTGAAGAAGTTGCCCGGCTACACCGTCCGGTACGAACAGCCCACGGGCTCCAAGCTCACCCGAGCCACAGCCCTGGCCACCCAGGCCGAGGCCGGAAACGTCTTCATCCTCACGACGGGGGACCCCATGCGCGACGCCTGGATTGAGCCCTTCCTCGATGAACTCTGCACCTTCCCGTCAGCGGCTCACGACGACCAGGTCGACGCCGCGGCCGATGCTTTCAATGAACTGGCGCTCGGTTCTCGTCCCGCCCGCAAGGTGAAGGTCAGCTTCTGATGGCGGTGAACGCACGCGATCCGGCTTGGGCGGTCCATGCAGACGCCCGGAAAAAGGTCCACGACCTGCTGAGCGGCCGCGAGGATGCGCTGGGCTATATCCGTGCGTTGCCGGGGCACGACGAGGCCACGGCTCAGCGGTTCCGCGAAGGGGCCTACTATCTGCCGGTGACGGCGCGGACGGCTGAGGCTTTCAGCGGGCTCGTCTTCGGCAAGACCCCGACGCGCTCGAACCTGACTGCGTTGGACGCCTACCTCGGCGACGTGACCGGCTCCGGCCAGGACATCGACCGGTTCGCCGAGCAAGGCTTCGACGGGATCCTGTCGACCGGCGCTGTGATGGTGCTGGTGGACTATCCCGACGCTCCGGCCGGGGCGACCAAAGCTGACGCCGAGGCCGAAGGTGTCAGGCCCACGCTGAAGCTCTACGACGCCACGGCGATCCTTGCCGCCCGCGTGCAGAAGATCGGAGCGGCGCTGAAGCTCTCGCACATCCGTGTCGCGGAGATCGTCGAGGAGAAGGACGCGGCGGACGAGTTCAAGCTGAAGCAGGTCGCCCAGGTCCGCGTGCTGGATCTGGATGACGCCGGCCTCTACCGCCAGCGCATCTTCCGCGAGACCGATAGCCAGTGGGCGCAGTTCGGAGAGACGATCGAGCCCAAGCGCCAGAACGCCCGGCTGAACGTCATTCCGGCCTTCTTCAGCAACCCGCGCGACGGCGAACCCAATCCGGCCCGCCCGCCGCTGGACGATATTGCCGACATCAGCGTCGCGCACCTGAACAACTCTGCGGCGCTGGAATGGGCACTGCTTTGGACGGCCAACCCGACGCCCGTCTTCAAGGGACTGAATATCGGTGAGGGCGACACCATCAAGCTCGGTTCGTCCGAAGGCCTGATCGTGACCGAGGGCGGCGACGCCAAGTTTATGGAGTTCACCGGCTCGGGCCTGTCGGAGCTGCGCCTCGCGTTGGAAGCCAAGCGGAAAGACGCCGCCCTCATGGGCGCCCGGATGCTGCTGGAGACCGGTCGGGCGGCTATTGCAGCCGAGACGGCGCGGATTGAGCGGGCAGGGGAGACGTCGGTCGTCTCTGGCATCGCCAACGCCCTGTCGGACTGCCTGACGAAGGCCCTGACCTTCATGGCGGATTGGGCTGGTGTGTCGAGCGAGGGCATCCAGTATTGGCTCAACACCGATCTGAACCCGGCCGGCCTCTCCGCACAGGAACTGACCGCTCTCCTCGCCGCCTGGCAGTCGCGCGCCATCACGTTGGAAGACCTGTTCGAGAACCTCCAGCGGGCCGAGATCGTGGACCCGGCCAAGAGCTTTGAGGATCACCGGGAAGCGCTGGACGAGGAAGGCGAAGGGCTCGGCACCTTGAAGGACGACGCGGCATGAAGAAGGCTCTGGCGCGCGACGCCGCCGTCATCTGGTGCGATCGGGGTGGGCAGCCGGTCTATTTCGGCTTCTGCCCTTCACGGAAGGCCTGGGCGCGCGAGATGCGCAAGATGGGCTGCAAGGAGCCATATCCGGCCAATGATGGCTGCGCCACGACCTTCACGCAGAAAGACGGCAAGGTCTGCATCATCGTCACGCTCGGCAAGGCCCAGCACGCTGAAGGTCGCACCCGCGTCGAGGTCGCAGGTCTGCTCTGCCACGAGGCCACGCACATCTGGCAAGAGGTGCGCAAGGTCATGGGCGAGAAGGAGCCTTCTATCGAGTTCGAGGCCTACGCCATGCAGGCCATCTTCCAGGGTCTCTATCAGGCGTGGCTGGATACGGCGGCGCCCGACGAAATGCTGGCTCGGGGCGCTAAGCGGGAAGCTGCCTGATGGCCTCGCCAGCCGAGCGCCTGATCGACGAGGCGGTCAAGCACAGGATCGCGCTGTCCCGCTATTCGACGGCGACTGTCCGCAAGGTCCTCGCGCTGCTGAACCGCACCGATGCACGGCTGGTCGAGCGCATCCTTCGGGCCGACAACGAAGGCCGCGATCCGGTTCAGTTGGAGCGGCTGCTGGAAGAGGTCAGAGCGCTCCAGTCTGACGGCTGGACCGTCCTGCGCGGTCGGCTCAATGAGGATGTGGCGGCCTTGGCGGACGCCGAGCGGCTGTTCACGGAGCGAATGGTCCACTTTGGGCAGCGGTCGGTCGGCCTTGCCACGGTCACGAACGCACCGACAACGGCCCAGGTGGTCGCTGCGGTGAATGCCCGTCCCTTCCAAGGACGCTACCTCAGGGGCTGGCTGGACGAAGCAGAAGCGGGCGCCGCCAAGCGCGTCAGGGAGACGCTGAGGCAGGGGTTTGTTGAAGGCCGGTCGGTCACGGCGCTGGTCCGCGAGATCAGAGGGACGCGGGCGCTCCAATACAAGGACGGGGTGCTTGAGATCAGCCGGCGCGGAGCCGAAGCCATGGTCCGCACGGCGCTGACGCACACCGCCGCCGTCGCATCGAAGGAGACCTATGCAGCGCTCGGCCTCGACCAGGTCCGCTTCATCGCCACGCTGGACGCCCGAACGACCATCACCTGCGGCGCACTCCACAACTCGGTCCACCCGCTAGACACCTTCCCTTGGCCGCCCCGGCACGTGAACTGCCGATCGACAACGGCGCCGGTCATTAAGGGCCTGCCGCCCATCGAGGCACCCTCCTATTCGGATTGGCTGATGCGCCAGCCGGTGGAGGTTCAGAACGACGTGTTGGGCGTCCGGAAGGCCCAGCTGTTCCGGTCGGGCAAGCTGACGCTGGACCGGTTCGTCGACAGCAAGGGCAGGGTGCTCACGCTGGAGGAACTGAAGAAGCGTGACGCCGCGGCGTTCGAGGGCCTATAGTTTCGGGGTGAGCACGCCCTTCAAGGTCATCGACGGGACGCCGGAGCCAGAAGGCCCGCTGAAGCGCATGAAGGCGTCGGTTCCTGACATGCCGATTGTCCGCTGCCCTCGCTGCACAGGCCTCGCGATGATCGAGGTGAAGCTCGGCATGGTCTGGAAGAACGGAAAGCCGACCGGCGGCCAAAAGCAGATCGTCTGCGCGACCTGTCTGGCGCGCGGCGAGCATGTCGTCGTCACGTAGGTTCGCGGCGCCATTCAGAACGGCATTAGGCTCCCATCTCGGGGGCCTTTTTCATGTCCCGAGCAGAGCCGGGGCATCCACCAGGGCGTGAGCTGAGCAGCGCCCCCTCTGTCCGCTGAGCGGGAGGAACTACCCACCATGAACACCACCAAGAACCGCCTTATGGGCGGCGGCTCCGTGCTGCCTGTCATCGGCCGGATGACGCCGCGCGAGCGCGCTATGGGTCGCTATCTGCGCGGACCCGACGATCACCCGCCTGTTGGTCCCGGCACGGGCGAGGAAGACGAGCCCAAGCCGATCGATCCTGCCGCTCACGCTGCGCTGGCCTCGGCCCATGAGCGCCTGAAGAAGGACGCCAAAGCCGACCGGGACGCCCTGAAGGAACTGAATGATCGCCTCGCCGCCATCGAGGCCGAGAAGGAACAGGCTGAGGCTGACAAGGCCAAAGCCAGTGGTGACGTCGAAGCTGTCCGCACCCAACTCGAGACCAAGCACGGCCGGGAGCTGAAGGCCGTCACCGACCGCGCCGAGAAGGCCGAACGTCAGGTCGAGAAGCTGGTCATCGACAACGGCCTGTCCGCTGCCTTGGACGAAGCTCGCGTAAAGCCCGAACTGAAGCGCGCCGCCGCCGCTCTTCTGCGCGAAGGCGTCGAGCTCAAGGACGATGACGGCGAGCCCGTTGCCTACAAGGGCGGCCTCCCGCTGGCCGAAGCCATCAAGCTCTGGGCTGAGGGCGACGAGGGCAAGCCCTTCGTGCTGGCCGGCAACAGCGGCGGCGGCGCCCCCGGCGGCGGCAAGGGCGCCCACTCCGGCCCCAACCCCTGGAAGCAAGGCCCGTCCTTCTCCCTCACCGAACAGGACCGCATCGCCCGGGACAAACCGGACCTGGCGAAGCGCCTGATGGCCGAAGCCGAGGCGGCTTAACCCTCGGCGCTCCCTGAAGCGCGCGCCTCTGACGGCCGCGTCTGATCCCACCGAAAGGAAACGACATGGCCGTCACTCGGCTTTCCGATCTCGTCTTCGGCGAGAACTTCAACACCTACACCGTCGAGCGATCGACCCGCCGCAACGCCTTCGTGGCCGCCGGCGTGATGGTCGTGGACCCGGCCATCGCCGCCTTCATGAGCGACCAGGGCTTCCTGGTGAACATGCCGCACTTCAAGCGCCTGGCGAACGATGAGCCGAACGCGTCTTCGGACAACCCGGCCGACGTCGCCGTGCCGAAGAAGATCGGCACGGGCAATGAGATCGCCCGCAAGCTGATGCGCAACCAAGGCTGGTCCTCGGCCGACCTGAACGCTGCGCTGATCGCCCGCGACCCCATGTTGGCAATCGGTGACCAGGTCTCCGAATATTGGCAAGGCGTGAACCAGACGACCTTGCTGAAGATCTGCCAAGGCATCCTGGCCGACAACATCGCCAATGACGGCGGCGACATGGTCAAGACCGTGGCGACTGACGCGACGGGCGATCCGGTCGCGGGGGAACTGTTCGGTACCGACGTCATGATCGACGCCGAGCAGACTATGGGCGACGCCAAGGGAGCGCTGCGCGCCATCGCGGTCCACTCCGTCATTCATAGCCGTATGCGCAAGTCGGGCGCGCTGCTCCCCGTGTACGACCCGCAAACCGGCGATCTCGCCTACGAGACCTATGACAACAAGCGGGTCATCGTGGACGACGACATGCCGGTCGCTGCGGGCACCAATCGGAAGACCTACACCTCGATCCTGTTTGGCTTCGGCGCCTTCCGGTCGGGCTTGGGCACGCCCAAGACCCCGAACGCGGTCTCGCGCGAAGAGGCCGAGGGTAACGGTGAAGGGGTCGAAACGCTGTGGAACCGTCGCCACGAGGTCATTCACCCGACCGGCTTCGCTGTCGCCGGCACGCAGATCAGCAGCAACGCCACCCCGAGCTATTCGGCTCTGGCCACGGCGTCGAACTGGAACCGCGTGTTCGACCGCAAGAACATCCCGCTGGCGTTCATCCAGACCAACGGGTAGGCGCCCGTCGCCTCGCTCACCTGAACCTGACGGCCGCCTTGCGCGGCCTTTTTCATGGAAGGAGACGGCCGATGGCCGACACCGACAAGAACGTCCCGATCAGCGCTCCGCTGGACGGTCAGATCGCGCTCACTGCGCACAACAACGGCAACGGCACCTGGGCGGTGAAGCGCGGTCCCGATGGTCCGATCCTTAAGGATGGTCTGGCGCGCGAAGAAGCCCTGGCCATCGTCGGCGCCCCGACTGGCCCGCATGAGCCGGACACCGCCGAGGAAGAGACCGCCGCGCAGAAGCGTTCGGCTCTGGAGAAGAAGGAGGCCAAGCGCGAGGCCACTGAAATCTTCCAGTCCGATGCCGAAGCCGGGGAGCCGTCGAAGGTAGCGAACAGCGACCTTCAGAAGGCCAACGACGAGAACGCTGACCTGCGCCGCTCCATCGCCTCCAAGGACGAAGAGATCCGCCAGCTGCGCCAGCAGGTGTCGAAGTTCGATCCTGACGGCGACGGCAAGGTCGGCGGCGGTGCCCCCAAGGCCGTGTCCAAGACGGCCGGCGAAGGCCCGTCGAAGCCCAAGAACGGCGACGCCTGATGCTGATCGTCGAGAATGGCGCGGTGAACTGGCCCTCGGGTCCGCTCGCTACGGTCGATCAGGCCGACGCTTACGCCCAAGCGCGGGGCTGGTCCGATTGGGCCGCCCTGACGCCTGAGCAGAAGGGCGGCGCCATTCTCGACGCATCGGCCTACGTGCGGGCCTCCTACCGGCCGCCAGTCAAGGCCAACACTGCGGTCGAGGAGCAGATCAGTGATGCCGTTATCGAGGCGGCGCGGCTGTCCCTAACTGCGCCCCTGATTGGCGGCGACAAGGCCGCCGAGGCAGCGCGCAAGTCGGTGAAGGCCGGCTCTGTCGCCGTGGAATACGAAACGTCCTCGGCCGAGAGCCGGAGCGCGGCGCGGCTGGCGCTCGTGGCGGGTCTTCTGCGCTATGCGGGCGCCTATCCGATCGGCTCCGGCGTGAACGTCCGGCTGGCCAAGTCGTGAGCATCCTCGACGACCTGCCCGACGCGATCGCCGAGGCGCTGGACGACGTGTTCCGCGACGGCGTGCTGAAGGTGCCGGGCGAGCCGACCTCGGACGGGCAGGGCGGCTGGATACCCGGAGCCCCGACCTCATACCCCTGCAAGGCGCTGGTCGACGACTACAGCGACATGCGGCGGGCGACGGCGGGCATTCCGGCCCATGACCGAAAGATAATCATCCTGGCGGCAAGTCTGAGCGTGGCTCCGGCTGTCGGGCACACCATCACCGCTGAAGGTCGGGACTGGCAGATCGTCGCCCTATCTCGCGATCCGGCTAAGGCGACCTGGGAGGTTCAGGGGCGCTGATGGCTACCGTTACGATCGACCTCGCCGCACTGGAGCGAATCGCTGAAGAGAAGGCCGTGAAGGGCCTCCAGCGCGCCGCCTTGGCGGGGGAAGCAATCACCAAGGCCAACCTGTCACGCCCGGGAACAGGCCGCATCTACGGGAAGCACCAAGCGTCGGCCCCCGGTGAGCCGCCCGCCGTCGACACCGGCCGCCTGCGCAACGCGACCCAAGCCGACACGCAGGTGCGCCGGGATGGCGACGACATCGTCGGCCGAGTGGTGGCGAACGGTGATTATGCCCACGCGTTGGAGGTTGGGACCGAGAGGATCGCGCCTCGCCCGTTTCTCCGACTGTTGGCTACCGACCATGCCGATGACCTGCAGAGCGCTTTTGTTGAAGGCGCTACGGCGTCGTGACGGCATGATTCATTGGCTCAATTCCGAGCTGATGGAGATTGAAATGGCTCACATCGCCGAACTGTTGGCTGACTTTTGGATCGCTGCGCTGCCTAAGCCTGTTGACGCCTCGTTTAGACGACAGGTCGTCGCCGCAATTGAAGGGCGCCTGAATGAACTCCACCGCGACTATCTTCGCGCGGCTGTCCAGTGATGCCGATGTCCGCGCCGCTCTTGCCGTTTGGCAGGGTGGCGCGGCCATTTTCAATGAGGCGGCGCCTGACGACTTCCTGAGCCAGGAACCGAAGCCCTCGAAGCCGTTCCTGATCATCGCTGTGCCGACCCGCGACGAAGCGCTGGAGACCTTCACCGAGACAGGCCGCCTGATCGTGCAGGACGTGCGCGGCTATCAGCGCAGGATCGGTTCAGCCGCCCAACTGGACGCGCTGATGCGTCAGGTCCGAGACCTCTTCCACAACCGACCCGGCGAGCTCGTCGTCACCGGCGGCCGCTGCGATGTGGCCCGCGTCACTGGCCCGGTCCAATCCCCGACCTCGGACGAGGCCTACACCGGCCGCCGCGTCACGATCCGACTGGATCTCGTCAACACCTGAACCCCGGCCCAGCCGGTCATCCCCAACGCGCCCAGGGCAGGCTGTGCGCGGCCTTTTCCATGCCTGCAACATAGGAGAGCGCCATGGCTGTATTGGCCCAAGGTTTCATGAAGCTGCTGCGGGGCACTGGCGAGACCCCGACGTATGACACTGTCCGCGGCGTCTTCGGCGTCGACGGCGGCGGGTTCACGCCCAACAAGATCGACGCCACTGACTTCGACACGCCGGCCGGTACGCGCGAGTACATCTCTGGCCCGCGCGAGCCGTCGCCGTACACCTTCTCGATGCACTACGAACAGGGCGACGTCCAACAGGAAGCCATGTTCGCCGCGATGGCGTCCAACACGCCGGAGCCCTATCGCATCACGTTTGGGTCGGGCGCCCAGGCCAAGCAGATCAGCTTCAACGCCGTTCCGAACCTGACCCTGTCCGCCCCGGTGGACGGCAAGGTCACGTACTCCGGCACTCTGGAGCCGATGGCCGCCCCGGTTCGCGACAATCAGGGCGCCTGATGCAGCCGACCGATGAACGCCTCGGGATCGTCCGCCTGCCCTTGCCGGATGGGCGGGCGGTTCCGCTCCGCTTCACTTGGGCGCGCATCGACGCCATGGGCCGAGCGTGGATCGTCGACTCCTTCGCCAAGATGGTGAAGGGGGAACCGGGCTGTCAGGCAGCGATGACCGACATGCTGGTTTTGGTCTCCGGTGGCGAAATCCAGCCTTCCGACGTCCTATCGGACGATCAGCCGGTCGTGGGCTTCGAGACCGCCTTTAAGGCGCTCGAAGATGCTTGGCTCCTCGCTCGATTTGGCCCCGCACGGAGGCCTGCCGAGGACGGCCCCGAAAACCCTCGGAAGAGCCGCCGGACGTGGTGGAGGCTGTTCAAGTCGCCACGATCCAGGCAGGGCTAGACGAAGCCGAGCTCTGGCGCTCGACGCCTTATCAATCGGTCACACGCATCAAGGCGGCTCAGCGCGCCAAGCTCGAGGCCTTTCTACTGACTGGGTGGTTTGCAGAGCGGTTTGCGCGCGAAGAGCGACTGTCTGGGCCTCAGGGCTACATTCAGCAGATGCTGGAGCCTGCTGATCCTAAGCTCGCTGAAGCAGAAGCGCTGGCGAAGTTCCACCGAATGGCGGAGGACTGGGGCCTGCAGGTCGAGGGGGCTTAACCGCCCCAATATGGCGGCTCAACAGCAGCCGATTGCTGGAGCATCAGCCAGAAGCAGAAGGCTGCGCCCGCCAGTCCGATCACCGCCGCCGCGAGGGTGTAAAAGTTCGCCTTCCGGCGGTTCTCGGGCGGGACCGCAAGGCCAGCCTGAGTGATCGCAATGGCTTTCATCACGAGGTAGATGCACCCCATGATGATGATGATCTGAAGCATTCCGATCATGATTCCCTCCGCCGGCGCCAGCAGCCTACAAGGCTAATGACCGCACCGGCAACGGCCCCCAGGAGATGACCATGGCGCGGGCTAAGCTCCATCGCATGGCGGCGTCGATGGGGATTGAGGTTGAGCCAGCCCCCAATGCCGCCTAGCCTCGCTTCGGCATGCCCAAGCCCATCCCCCGCTTCATTGGTCCAACCGTTGTCGTCCTTGCGGTGCTGGCCGTGGCCTTTGCAGGTCTAGGCGGCATGCTCATGGGCGAGAAGGTCTATCCACTCTTCGGTGTTGGCGCTCTTTTCTGCCTATGCATGATCCTCGTGTTCGAGATCATCCTGAGCGGCCTTGTAACGCAGAGGGCTATGATCGGCTTGGCAGCGGGCCAAGGTGCGCTCATGGGCGCCTGCGCCAGCCTGTTTTTCCTTCCTGGCTCAGGTTTGCTGGTTCTCCTGGGCTACACGTCAGGCGGTGCTGTAGTCGGAGCCGTTTCCTTCTGGTGGTACAGGGTTCGCAACTCAATCCTGATTGATCGTTGAGCCCCAGGCGATCACCTTCACTGCGGTCGATCTCACGGAGCATCCCTCTTCCGCCGTAGAATGCGACTGACGATGCCTCTCCCGAACTCCCAATAGTCCCAATAGAGCACGTTGATGCCCAGGCCGACGGCGATGCAAAGGGCTAAGGTCAGGATCATCGTCACGACCGACATCTCGCCCTTTCCTTGCAGGACCATTAGGGCCCAGAGCAGCAGGCACCACGCGAGCACCGCGCGTCGAAACCATCGCCGGGCGAACAGTTCTCGCGGTCCGAGTTTGCGTGGGGGCGGCGACGGTGGCCGTTGTCGAACAACCACATCAGGCTTGGGCGTCTTCCGCTCCAGGCGGCTGATGCGCTCGTTCAGGTCGGCAAAGCGGTCGTCGGGGTCGGTTGCCATGGCGGGAGACTAGCAGGTGCCCAGGAGATCACCATGACTGAGGAAGAGGCGAGGGAGATCGTGGTCACGCCTGAAATGGTGCGCGCCGGATATGACGCCTTCGTCGATGCGACAAAGTGGTGCGGCCGTGATGGAATCGACGAGCACGAGGGCTTGGCAGCAGCGTTTCCCGCGATGCTCAGGGTATGGCGTGCCCAGGTTGCAGGGGGTTGCAGTGGGCCAGCGCATAGCTAACTAGCTGTACCGCTGCTTCTAGTCGCCACCTGCACTCTGACACTCGTTCATCGCGCTCGTTAAAATCGATCCTAACCGAATGAAGGCGCCCTGAAGGATCGTGACTTGCCATCAGAACCCCATCCCCTGGAAACCCGCCCGAATAGGTTTTGAACGTCCACTTGTCGGGTGTCCGGAGTGCTCGGCAGTGTCTGGCGACTTCTTCGGAGTCAAAAGTTAGGGGTTGGTCGATATGGGCGAAAGCGTTTCGGATCCGAGCGATCATAGCGAGGTCATTCCGAACGTCGTCGCTGTAGAGGCCCATCAGGTATCCAAGCCTCGCCTTGGCCATGAATGTGCCTAGCGGCCCCTCTGGCTTAAACGCTTGTTCGTTTTGCTTTTCGTCGGCCACGAACGACCGGCGAAGAATTGCGGTGAGGTGTCGTTCAGCGATAGCGGCGCCAATTATCGCAAGCACACGGTCAGGCGCGTCCTTGATTTCATCAAGGCGGTCCTCCGGTCCCAATATCGAATGCCAGAATGTGCTCTTCCCAACCTGCCGGGGATGCAGCAGCCCGACATTTAGAACGATCGACGCTTTGCCTTCGGTCATACGGCCCCTCCGTGTCCGCCACCGTGCCTTGCTCGCAGAACGCCGTCACCCTGAACAGAATTCGAACAAGGCTCGCTCCGGCGGGCCTTTTTCTTTGGAGGCTCCATGGCTGAAGGCAATGTCGTCGGCTCGGCCGAGTTCGAGCTGCGGGCTACCCGGTCCAAAATCCAAGGCGACATGGAGGCGGCGCGCCGTGAGGTAGCCGAGGCCGCCAAGCGCACCGAGGCGGAGCTTGAAGGCATCGTCGGCACCGGCACGGCCAAGGGCTCGAAGAAGGCTGCCGAGGCGCTTAAAGAGCCCAAGCAGGCCAGCATCGAAGCGGGCACGGCTATCCGCGACTCCATGAAGAAGGCGGGCGATGAGATCGCGGAGTCGATCGGTCGCGGCGCCCGGAAAGCCAAAGCCGACCTCGAGAGCGTCGCCCAGAAGGCGCGAGAGGTTCAGAAGGTAAAGCTGCCAACATCTTCGGTCCCAACTGAGGTGACTCATCGGCTGGTCACCAATCCGATCAATGGCGCGCAGTCCTGGGTGCCAAGAATGGACGGGGCGGGCGGTCGACCTTCTCAATCCGCACCCACGACGGCCGTGCCGATTACGCCGGGCCTCAAGGAGGCCGCCGGGGATGCTGGAAAGCTGAAAGACGCGCTCGATGGCGTTAAGCCCTCTGCCGAAAGCACGGCCGAGGGCCTCGGGAAGATCGACAAGAGCGCGCTGCTAACCGGTGCAGCCATCGGAGCGCTGATCGGCGGCGCGGTGATGGTCACAAAGACCATGTGGGACATGGGTCGTGCGGCTATGCAGGCGGCCGGGGAGATCGCAGACACGGCGACCCGCATTGGCGTCTCAACTGACGCTCTGCAGGAGTGGCGCTACGTCGCCGTCAAATCCGGCGAAGACGCCAAGGCGGCCGACCAAGCCTTAAGCTCGTTCGCCGAGAAGCTGGCCCTTGCTGGCTCCCAACTGAACAAGCAGGCGGTCAAGGATTTTGGGGCGCTCGGCTTTAGCCCCGAGCAGCTCAAGTCGTTCAAGTCGACTGAGGAGGCCCTCGACGCGGTGATCGACCGCATCAGCAACCTGAAATCGGAGAGCGATCGCGCTGCTATCGCTGATCGCCTCGGTCTCGGACCGCTCGTTGTGGCTGTGCGAAGTGGAGCGGATGAGATTGCGAGCCTGCGCGACGAAGCGCGGCTGCTCGGCGCGGTTATGGATGCTGACGTCGTCAAGCGAGGGGCCGAGGCGCAGCAGCAGTTCGAAACCCTGAGCCGGGTCATCGATGTTCAGCTCAAGACCGCATTTATCGACCTGGCGCCCGCGATAATCAAAGCCATCGAACTGGTGGCAAAGCTGGCCCAGGACCTGAACGCTGCGCTCGATCAGTGGCGGCGGCTGGATGAGCGCACCGGGCGCGGCCTACAGTCCGAGAGGGCCAAGCTGGTAGCCGAGCGCGATGCAATCGCGGGACAGTTCGGTACGCGTCCTCTTAGCGGCCAAGTTGTGGTCGCCCGACGCATCGAGGGCGCGAACTATTCGAATGTCTCGGGTCGGGCGGCTGTAGCTGCTGGGGCGCGTCCCTTCGGCGGCAGCGTCCCTCGCCTTCCATCGGCGTCGAACGATAGCTGGGGCCTGTTCGAACGACGGGGCAAGGCGTCCTACACCGATGCCGGCGAGCAATTCGACGCTGCGCAGCGCCGGATCGCGGCAATCGATGCTGAAATGGCGAGCCGCGCGGCCACGAACCAGGCGGCGCAGCGCCAGGACCGACCGGGCGGCACTTCCCTTCAACTGCCGCCCGGACGCTCCAGCAACAACACCGGGCAGCGCGAGGCCGAGCGCGAAGCCCGCCGCGCCGAGCGCGTCGAACAGGAAATCTTCCGAGCCCGCCAGCGCGCCTTGGGCATTTTCGACCGCGAGGCCCTGACGGTTCAGGAGCGTTTCGACATCGAGCAGGCCCAGGTGAAGCTGGAGCGCGAGGCCGAGCAGAAGCAGCTTGAGAGCCGCCTCGCTCGCAAGGACATCACCAAGGCCGAGTACGACCAGATCAAGCTGATCAACGATCAGACGGCGACGCTGGAGGACCGGGTAGCCGCGGACATCCTGGCTCGCGATCTGGCCGACGAGCGCCTCGCCCAAGAGCGCATGCTGTCGGACCTCACGGCCGACCTGCTGTCGCTCCAGTCTGGCGCCGCGCGAACGGCCAAGGAGCGCCGGGAGATCGAGCTTCGCTTGCTGGCCATGGCGCAGCAGCGGGCGCGGGACGACCTCGAACGCGAACTGAGCCGTACGCCGGGGCTGTCCGACGTGGACAAGCAGGCGCGCCGGGATGCGCTGGGGAACTACCAGACCGCTCAAACGGCCGCGGTCAACCGCCAGAACATGGGGCCGATGGAGGCGTGGCGGGACGCGAACCTGCGAACGGCCGCCGAGGTGCAGGAGGCTTATGAGCGTGTCGCAACGCGCGGCCTCGACGCCCTGAACGACGGCCTTGTCGACGCCATCATGAACACCCGCTCGCTGGGCGACGTTTTCGGCGCGGTGGCGAAGCAAATCCTGGCCGATCTGCTGTCGATCTCGGTTAGGCAGTCGATTGTCGAGCCGCTAGCCGCTGCGCTGTTTGGTCGAGGCGGCGCCGCTGCCCCGGCGCCATCGGGCGATTCGAGCTCAGGCGGGGGCGGCTGGCTCAAGAAGGCGTTGGGGTGGGGGCGCTCGCTCTTCGGCTTCTCCGAGGGCGGATACACCGGCGATGGCGGCAAGCATGAGCCCGCTGGCCTAGTCCACAAGGGCGAGTACGTCTTCAGTCAAGAGGCAGTCCAGCGCATCGGAGCCGCCCGTCTCGACGCCATGCACAAGAACCTGAAGGGCTATTCGCTCGGCGGCCTCGTCGGCATGTCGATGCCGTCGCTCAGCATCCCTGGATTCTCCGGCGCGGCGGCGACCCAGCGCGTCCAGCACGAAGTCATCGTCAGGCCGGAGCGGGACAGCTTCATCGCCCTGGCATCGGACGCCGCCGCGCCCGTTGCCGCCCAAGCCGCCATGGGTGCGGTGAAGGTCGTTCAGCATCAGGTCGAGTCCCAGCAGCGCCGCTCACGTCAGAGGCTCGCCTGATGGTCATTACTCTCCCTCTCAGCCCTGCGCCCAGGGGCATTACGCCCCGGCTGCTGTCCAAGCGCCTTGATCAGGAGCCGACTTTCGGCGGCAGCGTCAGCCGTGTTCGTCGCCTGGGCTCCAAGTGGTCCTTCGACGTCGAGCTTCCGCCGATGATGTACGTGGACGCGATGGCCTGGGTCGCGGCCCTGTCGAGCGCTGAGGCCGACACGGTGCTGCTGAACCTACCGCAGCCCGGCTTCGCGACGGGCAATCCCGGCAATCCGTTGGTCAATGGCGCCGGCCAACTCGGCTCGCTGCTGAACCTGGACGGCTTCTCGCCCTATACCGCCAAGGCCGGCCAGTGGTTCAGCCTGATCATGGGCGGGCGCCGCTACGTCCACCAGGTCGCCGAGGACAAGGTCGCCGCATCGGGCGCGATGGCCGGTCTGAAAATCAATCCGATGCTTCGCCGGTCGCCTGCCGACAACACCGTCGCCGAGTTCGCCCAGCCTAAGGTCGAGGGTTTTCTCAGTGGTCGAGAAACCACCTGGACCGTCGATGTGGCCCGCACCGTGGGCCTGAGCTTCACCATCACCGAACGAGAGTAACCCATGGCCATGAATGCGGCTCTGGAAGCTGCGCTGAAAAGCGCGGCTCCTTTGGTGTGCCTGCTGCTCCAGATCGAACTCCCGGACCACACCATCCGGATCATCGATGGGGTGGGGCAGGTCGTCTTCAACGGCCACACCTTCAACAGCAAGGACCCGATCTACGGCACGCTCAGCGCCCTGGAGGACACCAGCGAGCAGATCGGCGTCGAGGCTCCGAAGATGCGCATGGTGCTCCTGCCGGAGTCTGAAGCGGCGATGGCGAAGCTCGTCCACCCGACCGCTCAGGGCTCGCCCGTTTCCCTATGGTTCGGTGCGATCGATCAGATCACCGGCCACCTGATCGGAGAGCCGGAATTGGTCTTCGCGGGGGAACTGGACACGGCGGATATCGACGCGAGCGAAGAGACGACGGTCATCTGGTTTGAGGTGTCGTCGATCTGGGAGCGGCTATTCGACGATAACGAGGGCCACCGCTGGAACGACGCCTTCTGGACCTACCTCTACGGCTCCAACGCCCGCGCGTTCCAGCACGTCACCAACGCCGGCAAGAAGCTGTTCTGGGGCTACAACGGCCCGTCTTCGGGCTCGGGCGGGTCATACGGGGGCGGCAACGGTTCCATCGGCGGCGGGCCGGGCGCTGGTTTCGAGCAGGCTGTCAAATGACAGAACTGGAAGTGCGCGTGGCTGCGACTGAAGCCACCTTCGGCCGGTTCCATGGACAGCATTTGGTCCTGGGGAAGACGGACTGCGCCCGCATGGTGGCCTTCCACCTGAAACAGCTGGGATTCAAGGCCTCGCTGTTGAAAGCAGGCTCTTACTCTACGCCAGTGGGTGCCCGCCGCGCGCTGAAGGCGATGGGCGTCTCGTCCCTCTCCGAAATCATGGACCAACATTTCCCACGCATTGCCCCGGCCGAAGCTCGGACGGGCGATGTGCTCTGCGGGCCATCCGATGACGGCATGGGCGACGCCATGGCGATCCGTCTGCATCGCGAAAACGCCTTGGCCTTCCTGAATGGCGTCTGCGGCGAAGTCGTCATTTCGGAGTACGTGGCCGCCTGGAGGGTCGTGTAATGCCTCAACTGGCTGGCGCTGCTGCGGCATGGGCCGTTACCGCCTGGACCTCAGCCGTCACGGTCGTGAATACGGCTATGGTGGCGGCCGCTGGCGCAGCGCTGCCGGGCCTGTCGTTCAGCGCCCAACTGGCTGTCGCCAACTTCGCGACCAAGGCCGTAGTTTTCGGCGGCCTGGCCGCGGCCTCGGCCGCCCTGATGCGCCCCAGTACGCCGTCCAGCGGCACCACCCTAGACTTCAAGCCTGACCCCAAGGCCCCGGTCCGGGGCGCCATGGGCTATACCGCGCTGGGCGGCAACAAGGTCTTCCAGGCGGCCTGGGGCTACAAGAACGTCGCGCTTTCGCTGGGCGTCGCCCTATCGTTGGGACCGATCGATCAGGTTCCGCGCTTCGAGGCGGACGGCGCGACCGTTACCTTCAGCGGCCCGCAGAACGAGGCGACCGGCTTCTACGCCGCCGACATGTGGCAGCGGACGACGCTAGGCCTGCCCGGCGATCCGGCGCTGCTTCCACCGAAAGGGCTGAAGTACGGCAATCCCGGCCTGACGGGCTGGGGCACGCAGCACGCGGCGCCTCAGACTGCCTTCTCCTTCTGGACCATGGTGCTGGCGAAGAACCCGGAGGACCGGGACGTCTTCACCAACGGCGTGCCTGATCCGCGTTGGATCGGCCGCTGGATGAAGCTGTGGGACCCGCGCAAGGACTCGACCTATCCGGGCGGCAATGGCCCGCAGCGCCGCGATGACTGGCGGACGTGGGAGTGGAGCGAAAGCCCCTATGTGCACGCCCTGGCCTGGTGCCGAGGCCACTACAAGCTGAACCTCGACGGCACGATCGACCGCACAAAGCGGATCGCAGGCATTGGGGCGCCGGACAGCGCGATCGACATCCCGGCCTTCGTCGAGGGCATGAACATCGCTCAGGCCAATGCCTGGACGATCTCGGGCGAGTGGTCGACTGGCGACGGCAAGTTCCAGACTCTGCTGGCCATGCTTCAGGCGGGCGGCGGCGAGCCGATCAGCCGGGGCGCGCAGATCAGCGTCCTGGTCAACGCCCCGCGCGTCGCGACCTACACCTACACCCGCGACGACCTGATCGGGCAGGCCGAGATCCGGCCGCTGACGCCGCGCCGCGAGCGCAAGAACACGATCATCCCGCGCTACAAGTCGGAGGCTAACGGCTGGCAGTACGTCCCGGCCGGCGAGGTCACGTCTTCCGTCTACCGCGACGAGGACCGGGGCGAGCCGCGCTCGCTGGAGATCGAGTACACCCACGTCCGCGACCCCAAACAGGCCGGGCAGTTGGCCGCCTATGACCTGGCCAACCTGCGTGAGGGCCTGACGGCGACCCTGCCGTCCAAGGTCCACCTGATGCACGTCCATCCGGGTGCCTGCATCACGGTGGACGTGCCTGAGCTAGCGCTGGCCGGTCAGAAGTTCATCGTCCGCCGCGCCACCACGAACCATCAGGCGGCGAGCGTGACGCTGGAGCTGCGCTCGGAGAGCGACGCTAAGCACGCATGGGCTCTAGGCCAGGCCGCCCAGCCTGCGCCGTCGCCCAGCCTGTCGGCTGTCGATCCCAAGTACGTCCCGCCGCCCGCTGCGGAAGACTGGACCGTCCAGCCGAAGTCGCCGGGCGACGGGGGTGTGTCGCAGCCGATCTTCGTCATCGAGGCGCCGGTCGAGACGACGGACATCGTGGCCGTCATCATCAAGCACGGCCCCAGCGCCTCAGGTCCCTGGACCGACGGCTACGAGGGCTCGCCGCGTGCTGATGGGCGGTATGAGATCGCCGGGCTGACGCCGGGTCAGACGTATTGCGTCTCGCTCCAATATGTCGCGAAGAACGGCGCCAAGAGCGATCCGGACATCAAATGCGGGATCGTGGCCGGCGACCTGATCGCGGGCGGGCTGGCGCCGGATGCGGCCGAAGAGCTGCTGGAAGAGGCCAGAACAGCCGTTCAGGAGCAGATCGACGCGGCGACGGAGACGCTGCGTCAGGGCCAGCTCCAGCTTGAACAGGCGCAGGCGGCGCTCGATGCGCTGGTGACGCAGTCGAACGCCGCATTTGACGGCCGTCTGGCGGCGCTGGATAGCGGACTGGACGGCGTCCAGCAGGGGCAGGCCAGCCTGCAGACCTTGATCGACGGCAAGGCGAGCCAGGAAGACCTGAACTTCGTCATCAACCGGCAAGGCAGCCAGGAAGCCATCATCGGGACGTTGACGGCGACGATCAGCGACCTGCCCAACCAGTATGTCTCTGCCACGTCGTACAACACGCTGTCGGCCGAGGTCGCCGGTGCGAGGGGCGGCTACGCCAACCTGTCCGGCCGCTTCTCGGCGCAGCAACAGGCGCTGGTCGATGGCCTTGCGGGCAAGGTGGCCGTGTCCGACTTCTCTTCGCTCAATAGCCGGGTGACCTCGGCCGAGGGAACCATCGCCGGACATGCCGGGCGCCTGACGACGGTCGAGGCCGATGTAGCGGGCCGAGTGAAGACCTCGGACTTCAACAGCCTCAGCGGCACGGTATCGACCCTGTCGGGCACGGTCGGCGGGCACAGCAGCCGCCTGTCTCAGGTTGAGTCTGACGTGCAGGGCAAGGCCTCGGCGCAGACGGTGAGCGATCTTGCGGCCTACGCGTCGACGCGATCGCGCACGTTCTTTCGGGCGACGGCGCCGGTATCGACGCCGGACAGCCCGCTCCATGCGGGCGATCTGTGGGTGCACACCGGTGATCAGCGCAAGCTTTACGCCTGGGACGGCACGGCCTGGGTCTTCGCCGACGATCAGAGCATGAGAGCCGCCATTTCGGCGCTGATCACGCGCACCGAAAGGGTCGAGGCCGATGTTGATGGCAAGGCGTCCGCGGAGACGGTCGAGCAACTTAGCCTTTCGGTGGGCGGTTTCGACAGCCGGATCACGAACGCCCAGACCCTGGCGCAGACGGCCGACGGGAAGGTTTCGGCTCTTGTCACCCACCAGACCGACGTGAACGGCGTCATCACCGGCACCTACAGTTACAACAACGGGGTTTCGTCGAGCTATCGCATTCGGACCGACGTGTTCGCGCTCGAACCCTCGGCCAGCAGCGGCGCCCGCCTGCGCTTCGCCAACGGCAAGATCAGCATCTTCAACGGCGCCAACATCGAAGTCGTCCAGCTCGGCCTGGGCGTGATCGGCTGATGGCGGACGGACTGGTCATTCGGCACCCCCAGACGGGTGCGGTCATCTTCGACACGGCGACGGTGAATGCACATTCTCGGGCGCTGATCACCACCTCGGGGACGGCCGGGAGCGTCAACGTCGCGTCGATGCTGCGCGGGACGCCGTTCATCATTCAGGCGCTCCCGGCTGACGACCTGAGCTACACCCACGTCTCCAACTTCACGATCTCCGGGCCGACGGTCAGCTGGGACGCGTCCGGCCGAAATATGCGGCTGCTGGTGGGGTCGTTCGCGGGCTCGCCGCCGAGCGCCATTGACCCGGCGGACGCAGGCCTTGTGGTGCGCAACCCTGCGAACCAAGCCATTCAGGTCTCGACCAAGGACTTGTCGCTGCAACTGGCGTCCTATGGGGCGGTGGCGCTGACGTATGACCCCAACCGGCCGGCGTCGCCGCAGCCTATGGTGCATGGGCAGGTCACCGTCAGCGGCTCAAACCCGGTTATAGCGTTCAGGGTGGAAGAAGGCGCGGCGCCGGTTAGCTTGGTCGGGATCAAGCAGGCGGGCGGCCAGTTCACCTTCTACTTCAGAGCCACATCGTTCAGCCGGGTGGGACTGGTCTACTGGGTGTTCGACACGACCTCGGCGGCGCTTCTTCTGAACACAGACGCAGCCCTGGTGACGCGGGACGCCGTCGGGCTGAAGACGTTCGACTCTCGCGCCTATGCGCTGAAGGTGGTCTCCACCCATGCGACGACGGGCGGCGCCAATGTGGTCGCCCAACCGGCCGGAAGGTCTTACGCCGCTATTCAGTCCACGCCATGCTTCCGCGCTTCTATGGCGGACCTTGGCGGCTACAGCTCGCAAGATTTTCCGCCGATGCAGTCTGAAGTCGGCGATCCCCAGTGGCCCCGCCCTCCCGGCACGAAGTGGGCTTACATGGCGCTGTCCGGCGAGCAGTCCAGCGCCCAGTTTAACGGAGCGACCATCGAAGTCGGAACGACGTATTTCGAGCGCTTTGAAGGCTGGTATCCTGCCGATCAGCTTCCAAGCGACAATCTGTGGGGAACCGCCCGTCACACCATCATCGACGTGACCGGCCTGCCATCAGCGTCAATGCCCTCTCCCGAAACGGTTGCCGTTGCGGTCACGGCGGGTGTGCGTGAGGCGACCGTGTCCAGCGCCACGCCGGTCGGCACGGTGACGCCGGCGGTGACGGCCTCCGCGTCGGGGGGCGCGGCGCCTTATAACTATCGCTGGCTCTACTATGACGGGTCCACAGGGGTCGGTTCCTACGGACCCGAAGATACGGCGTCGTTCCAGACCCAGACGGCCAGCCAAGACCCCGGTACGACAGCCACCGCGCGGTGGATTTGCCGGGTGACGGATGCGATGGGGCGGGTCGGCTGGTCGCAGCCGGTGACGTTCATTCACAAGGTCAACCGGATCAGCATCACGCCTGACGCCTTCAGCTTTGGGGATGCAACATCTTCCGCCAACGACCCGACCGGGTTCGTCGGCGTGGACTCCCGGAAGATCACCGGCATTACGCAGCCGATCACCCTGCGGGTCGAGCGCTTCACCTACTCGGGCAATCTCTCGACCTTCACCCTGCTGGTCTACAAGGGGCCAGGCGCGACAGGGCCCTGGACGCAAGTCGGCGCCCTGGACGCAACCGGCGCCGCCACGCGCTACATCGACTTCTCGATCAGCGACGGCGAGTGGTTCTACTACTACGCCTATGGCGAGACGACCTCAGGACGCCGCTCCGGCCGGTTCGACGTTCAGATCTGGAACGAGACCGCAGGCCATATCGGCCTGACGATTGGGCGTCTGACCCTGACGGTGGATGCGGACGACAACTTTAATGTCGCCGATTACACGCCCGATCCCTTCAGCTTCGGCGACGCAAGCGAGGTGACGAACGCCTCCGCCGGCTATGTCGGCGTCGGGTCGCGGCAGATCACCGGCATCAACCGAACCGTGACGCTGAGGGTGGAGCGTTTCAACTATTCGGGCAACCTGACGACGGCGGTCACCTACGTTTATCGAGGGCCGGGGCCGAATGGGCCGTGGACGAAGGTGGCCGAGATCGACTCTCGGGGATCGGCCACGCGGTATGTCGATTTCACCGTGAACAACGGCGATTGGGTCTACTATTACGCCTATGGCGACACCTCGTCCGGACGCCGGTGGGGCCAGTGGGACATCGCTTTCTGGAACGAAAGCGTGGGCCACGTCAGCCTGACGGGCGGCCGTCTAACGCTGACGGTTGATAACGACGATAACTACAATGTCGCCGACTATTCCCTGAACCACATGGATTTCGGGAATATCTGGTTCGATACCTACGACGGCGGTTACTACACCTATAACAACTATCAGTCGGTATCGGGCATCAATCAGCCGGTTACTGTCGCCGTTCAGATCGCCAACTACTCGGTGTCAGGTCCCATCCGCGACAGCGTCATGGCCTGCCAGACCCAGCGCGGCGATATCCTGACGACGCAGCTGTACAACGGCACCAGCTACATGACCGTTTATAACGGCGACAGCATCCGCTTCGCCGTGGTCCTGAATACGACGGGCGGCCGACGCAGCTTCGGCTTTGATGTCTCCCTCTACAACCAGAACACTGGCGATTTCATCGACCACTTCAACGTGTCTGGTTACTTCGGCGCATAGCAAAGGAGCGCATAATGTCGACTACGCAAAACAGCCCCGAGGGCGGTACGCCCTATCCCGACGCACAACAGCTGCTGGACGCCCGGAACGCCCAGGTGCAGGCCATCATCGACAAGCTGATGATCATCAGCGCCGAGGTCGTGGCCATGAAGACGTCGGATCTGGATGGGTTCGCGCTCTGGCACGGCGGACTGCCCGACCGTCTTGCGAACAGCGGCGCGCAGGCCCGCTTCCTGGCCGGGCAACTGGCCGAGAACTTCGGGCTGCCGCAGCCGCCCCAGGCGGAACCGGCCGAACCGGCCGCCTGACGAACCCGGTTCGTCTCTTCTCCAAACCCATCGCGTAGGAGCCCGCATGTCCGCAGGCGACGAGATCATTACTCCGGTGACCAAGCCGGAGGCCGTCAGCATGGCCGAAATCCATGCCATGCGCGGTCTGACCGACGCGGTGTCGGCCCTTGGCCGTCAGGTCGAGCGGATGAACGCCAAGGTCGATGACGTGCGCGAGCGGGTCATCAAGCTGGAGGCGCGCGAGTACGAGCGCCAGATCGAGGCCCTGAACGACCGCCTGTCGGCCGCCTTCAAGCGCATCGACGATCTGGAGGGGACGCGGGATCAGCAGAAGGGCGCCAAGGCCCTGGTCGATTGGCTGCGTCAGACCGCGCCGTGGCTGCTGGCCGGCATCGCCGCCTTCGTCGCGGGCATCAGCATCAAGAACGGAGCCGGAGCATGAGCCGCAAACCGCCCCGCTGGTGGCCGCAGGTGATCAACCTGCCGCGCACCACGACGTTTCTCGCCCTCGGCTTCCTGGCCGGCAACCTGCTCTTCCTGCCGATGATCGCCTGGCTGGGCGACATGGTGGCCGAGCGCTATGCCGACGCCGTCATGCTGGTGGCGTCCATGTTCAAGGACGGGATGCTGCTGATCCTCGGCTTCTACTTCGGCCGGAACCAAGCGGCTGATACGGGCTAGAGCAGGCACCGATCTCTCTGGCTGGCCTCTTCGCACCTGCGCCTGAGCTGAGCCCAGGTCGCTTTGCCCTCGATCCCGAAAACGTCTGACTGTGTGTAGCCTTCCCGCAAAAGAGCCCTGCGCACTTCGCTGGGAATGCGGAAGTTGCCGCTGTCGGCCAACTCCAAGGCGCGCTCGATCACTGACGTTTGCCTCATTCCAGACCTCCCCTGTCAGGCGAGTCTGAACGCAGATGTCTCGGCTAAGGTTGCGGCGCGGGGCGAGGCTGGGCTCAACCCACGGCGAGCCAGAAGAGCACGCCGAAGATCGCCAGACACAGGGCGATCAGCACAGACTCCATCACCCAGCCGACGCGGTTTCGATGCTTGCCCGGCATCTCGTGTCCCTTTTGCTGAACGGTGATTTTTAGGCCGGATCGACGCACCTGTCCATCCAGCGAGCCATCCCCATCACAATCTGAACTGGAGACCGACATGGACCGTAAGGCCCTGTTCGACGCCGTGCGCCCCCATGCGCCGGGCGGAAAGCTGAAGCCCGACTGGGTGCCGATGATTGACGCCCTCGCCGATGCCATGGGCCTGCCTCGGGCGGCCGACGCTCCTGGTGATCCCGACCCAGAACTGATCGCAGCGCTGAAGAGGGACGAAGGGCTGCGGCTCAAAGCCTATCCCGATCCGCTGTCGCCTCGCGCGAAGACCGGCAAGGGCTCCGGCGCCCCGTGGACGATCGGGTACGGCCGAGCGCGCGGCATCCAGGAAGGCCAGGTCATCACCGAAGCCACCGCCGAGGCTTGGCTGATCGAGGACGCCCGCGAGCACAACCGGGTGATCCACGCCGCCTTGCCTTGGCTGAAGCGCCTCGATCCGGTCCGCCGCCGTGTGATCGAGAACATGCACTTCAACATGGGCTGGGACGATCCGAAGACGCCGCAGCGCGAGGGCTTGTCGGGGTTCGTCAACACGCTGGCGCATGTCGAGGCCGGCCGCTACGCCCAAGCCGCTGCCGGGATGCGCGCCAGCCTGTGGGCCAAGCAGGTGCAGGGGCGGGCTGACCGCCTCGCGCGCGAGATGGAAACCGGGAGGGTTCGGCAGTGATAGCCACGGTCCTGGCCCTCTGGCGCACGTTCCCGCCGCGCACCTGGCTGATCCTCGCCGTCCTCGCCGCCTTCCTGATCTTCGGGGCCTACTGCGCTCACAGGGGCGCACAGGGCGTCCGGGACCGTCAAGCGACCGAGCAAACCAAGACCGAAGCGAAGGCCGCCAGCGCACGGGAAACGGCCTCCGGCGAACGCCTGACTGACACCATCACCATCCGAGACCGGCAAGAGGAGAGAGACCATGCCGCGCAAGCCCTTCCTGACGGCGTGCCTGATGAGCGTGAGCTTAGGCGCCGCTGTCGCCAGCTGCGGGACGCTGGGCGCAGCCCGCCCGCCTGTCGAGGACTTGAGGGTCCAGCCTAAGCCGGTCCCGCCGGAGGACGTGCTGACCAGCCGGATCGCGGGTGAGATGCACGACAACGCCGTGGAGGCGTGGGGCGAGGCGGGATGGGCGCAAGTCGGGCGCCTGTGCCGGTTCTTCGATGAGATGGGGATGAAGGGGCTGAGTTGCCCGCCGCCGCCTGAGCTGCCGCCCGGACCCGGTTAGTTCGACCCTTTCATGCGATGAAGATCATCCAGCGTCAGCAATACGCCGTCTCGATCATTCATCGTGATCGTCGCAGTACCATCGAAGAGAGCATCCATCTGATGGTAGCGTTCGATGGCATTGTCAGCGCCATCAATAGTTTGGGTGAGACCGGCGGGCGGAGCCTTGCCGCCTCGGGCTGATAGGGTGATTTGCATGCATCTGAGATAGCTTCGGTCGCCGGCAATGGCCAGTCTACTTTTTAAGGGTCACCTCTTGGTCGAGTCCTAAGGCCCCCGCTCTCTTTGGAGGGGTGGGCCTCCTCTTAAGTCGGGGCCCCTTACGCACTGGTAACCTAGGCGAAATACGGGATGTACCTAGCGTTTCTTTTACCCTGGCCTTCCTCTAACGGCTTGATCTTCCCTGCCTTTATCGATTCAGAAATTATCGCCGAGACCGATTGGTAGTCTTCAGGTTCGAGGTGGAAACGCTCTCTCAGCGTCGCATTGCTCATTGGATCTGATGCGATCCAACGCAGAATGCAGTGGTAGAAACACGCTCTCAGTTTTTCCGTTTTTGCTAGCTGCCTAAATGGTCTCGGTCCGAAGATCACTACTCTCATAGAATTGACTGATGAATGAAAGTCAGGAGCGGGAAGATTCATTTGTTCAATTTCGATGAGAGCTTTATCCAATCCCCCGCCGCGCTCCTCGCATAGTCCAAGATTTCTCATAGTAGCGGCAAGCCGCTCGTTTCTAGATCGCCTCTCGTCAATTATGCGATCCAACTCGATAAGCGAGTTTCCGGGATTGCTGATTTCGATCCTGTCAACATATATATCCACTACTGGGCAAGATCCGCTGATTGTGAAATCCTGATGGATAAGCGCGTTTGCTATGACCTCTCGGAGAGCGGTCTCAGGATATACAGCTCCTTCGATGCGAAGCCCGTCTTTATATTGCTCGTCATAAGGAAGTAGTGTTTTTATGTGTTGCAGCAGGCCGCTAAACCCAACTGCGTAACCCTTTTTCCCTTCTATCTCCCCGATAGATCGCCTCTTATCCTTGCCCGCATATTTAACGACACGAACAGTCTTTCTTTCAATTGATGGGAAGTCTTCAACGTTCCTAGCGAAAAGAAGGGCTCCGAGATTCGTTATGTCGTAAGTTCCTTCAAGGTCATCCTTTAGGAACCCGTTTTTACAAAACGCTTGGATTATTTCTTCGTTTGTTGTTGGTCTTGGGAGCTTGGACAGAGAGTAAAATGTGGCGACGTCTAAAAGCGATAGGACTTGTTCGGGGCTTTGGTGGCTAAGTGCGACGGCATCCTCAAAACGGCGGCGTCCAGTAGCGAGCCAAAGTGCTCTTTCGTGCTCTGGGAATTCCGATAGTTTTTTTATGTTTTCTCCGACCCTAATCCACTCATTTTCTCCGAATCTTACCGGGCGCTCGTAGGATGTTTCGATCGAAACGATCGAGAAGTTCTTTTCTTCCAGAGTGAAGTCGACCAGTTCGAGCATGAGTTTTGGCGACAGGCAGCGAGCTAACCAGTTGGAGAGGTTCTCACCGCCTTTTTTCATAGCCGCGAGCCGCACCGACGTTCCCACGCAGGCGTGATCGGAGTCTCTAACTCCGAAAACGAGGAATGCTCGATCCCGCCCAGCCAAGATGGCGGCATTTGCGCTGGCCGAAATCCAGCGGCCAATCATGTCGGGGTCGCCGTTGTTCTCTTTGAACTCGACCCAAGCGCTTTCCGAGGGTTCTTCACAAAGCCGTTTTAGCAGGCTTTCTGGGTCCTGAATCGCCATCGTTTTTATTATCCCCCTTATATCAAGGTAACTAATAGCTAAGCCGTCCTGAAAGGCAATCCGGGAAAAATGTCCTTAAAAATCAGAGACAATTCTATAATAATGGCTTAATGCTTTTATCGCCCATTTGGCGGCTCGCTGATATCTGAGAAGAATTTCATACCCCCCACCAAGCCGCATCGAACGTCAAGATAGGTGGGTGAAAGGCGTGTGCGTCTGTCGACGGCGCAGGCGACACACTAATATGAGCGAGTGTCTGGCTTTAGCTCCCCCAGCCTATTTCAGGGACGAATGTTCAAAGGCCTGAAGCTCTCGGCCTCAGATCCGACAGGGCGCAGCGCGCTCGCGGCTTCCCCCGCGTCAGCACCTTCGTCCCCTGCACCGATCCTATGTGAACCTGGATATCCCGATAGCGCAGCCCGTCGTCATACTGGCGCACGTAGCGGCGATGGACAGGACCTGGACCCAATGACCGCTCTCCACGGTGATCAGGCCGGGTGCCAGAGCGGGGTCGTCTGGGTGCGATCGCCCCTCACCGGGTGGTGGGGGCTTTCGTCGTTTGGAACCGCCTTCAATCCGGTCAGTTGGCTCATCGCAGCCCTTCCCATCCCCTGGGGCTGCCTTCTGGACAGCGCCCCTCGCCGGATGCTCCAAGCGCCGGCGAGGGGCTTTCAGTTCGGGGTAGTGCCGCCGCCAGCGTTTGCGGCCAGCTCCATCCTTATGTTCGCTGCGATGGCCTGCACGGCTTCTTCCACGATCTCTCGTTCGAGATGCGGGTAGGCGTCAGGCGCGGCTTCTACGAAGGCTGTCAGAAACAGGTCTGCGACCTGATTGTCATCAAGGTCTGACCAGGCCAGGCCTTCTTCACGCATCCGTCTCTCCAGAGCGATCCCAGTCGAGTGCAAAGCTGTGCCGAGCGGTCCCTCAAGCTGTTCCGCAAATTCTTCAAGGTCCTCGACGGTCGTGGGATGGCGCTTCATGGACGCGACCCTCACATAGCGCTCCCGTTCTGGCAAACCGCTACACGCCCCGGGCGGGGCATCTTTCGTTTAGGCCGGAACGTCGGCGCTCCGCGTCAAAGCCGGGCGCGCGAGCAAGCTGCCGCCGACCAATAAGGGGCTATCCTCCTCGGAAATCGGCGGAAGGCACACGAAGCGCGCGGCTAGCTGGCCGTCCCGCAGATACAGGTGAAGCTCGACGTGATCCCCGGCTGCGGCCAGCGTCTCCGAGATTTTTTTGGCAGCGCCCTCAGCCTCCCGTCCGCGCGTGAATAGTTGGGGCTCGGTATCGTCCACGCGTACGGACCAGACATCTCCAAAGGGTTCAACTACGACAGCTCGCATCGAAGCATCTCCAGTGAAGGTTGAAGCGAGCGCTATTTGGTCAGTCCCGGCAGCGCTTCAAGGGTCCACGCGCCCTAATTTTGCAGGACGCCTCGCTCTATCAGGCCAAGCACGACGGGGTCCTCGAGAGACGCTGCCACTTCGCGCGCAAAGGCCCGGTGCGCTTCGGCCTCATCCATGATCAGGCGCTGGCTGCCGTCCCTGTGCGATGAAAGCCGAAAGGAAATCTGGCGCTGCTGTTTGGCCAAGCGTTCTATCCGAACGAGCTTCACCCCCGCCTGATCGCGCAGGGTGGCGCGGGAACTGACGACCATAACGACCTCCTGAGCAGGTCGCTTAAAGCTCGCGAAGCGGTGCTGGGTTCCCCTGTGTCAGCTACGCGGCGCCAGATCGCGATAGGGGGCCCCGCGCTCCCCCGCTTCAGCCCGCGTGAGCACCTTCGTTTCCTGCTGCGAGCCGACGTGGATGACGATGTTCCGATGGCGCAGCCCGTCGTTCAGCGCCGCGCAGGTAGCGCGCACGGCCGACAAGACCTGGACCCAATGACCGCTCTCGACGGTGATCAGGCCGGGCATCAGGTCGGGATTGCCGCCGGCGGCTGCGGCCATGGCATCAAGGGTGTCGTTCAGTTGGTCGGGCGTCATGGTGCAGCGGTGTAGCTGAGTCGTGGGCGTGCGGCCTAGCGGCTGCGCTTGCGTAGGAGCCGCGCCGCCTCTTCCTTCCACAGCGCCCGGAAGCGAAGCAAGATCGAGCCGGACAGGGTGCGGGCTAACCGCGATCGACGGTGCAGGTCCAGCGCCTCGCCCTCAAACCGCGCTGCCTTGTCGAGATCGGTCTCGTTCATGGCGTTTCAGGCCAGACTTTCTGGACGGCCAACGATCCGGCCGGACTAGGCTGCAGGATAAGGTCTTCGGTCGCGCTGAGATCCAGCCAGTGGATGCCGGCGCCGGGCGGCAGCAAGACGACCTGGCGGTTATGATAGGGCGCAACGTCCGCGCCCGGCTCCGTCGTCAGCATCGCGAAGGCGCCGTCTTTGACGATGCCGGCGATCCAGAACCACGGGTGGCCGGGCATGGTGAAGAGCCACTTCGTCTTCTTGCCCTGCACCTTCGGATCGGTGAACTCGTAGAAGCCGTCGGCCGGGATAAGGCATCGGGTCGAATTAGCGAAGGAGCGCCCGTCCGAACGGAAATTGAAGACGGGCTTTCCTGTCGGGCCTTTCCAAGCCCAGGGCGTCATCGTCAGCTGCGGCCCATCCCCACCGCGCGTGACGACAGGGGCGGCGTCGCCAATGCGATAGTCGGCCGGTGCGAGATTGGGCAGGCCATCCGGAAAGGCGAGCGCCAACCCCGCGTCACGAAACGGCGCGGCGAGCTGGTTGGCCGGAACGTGCAGGCGGTAATTATTGCACATAGGGCATCCTCATCCCTGAACGAGCGATGTTCAATCCCCGTGCGAGCCGTGGTCGATCGAATCCCTCTCGCGCCAGATGTCGGGCTGACCGCTCCACTCTTGCCCGCAGGCTTGCACGGTGGCGATGGCCGCGTAGAGCGGGGCGTGGCCGTGAGCTGCAGGGTGGAACCCTACCATGAGCGTCCGTAGCTGACGGTGAATCTCCCCTAGACGCTTGAGGTCTTCGGCCGTGGGGGAGCTTTTCAGCTTCACTTTCACCATCCGGCCTTCTCCAGCGAGATGCCCTGCGCCTTCATGTCCTCGAAATCCGCCCGCACCTTTTCAGCAGCGCCTGGAGCGATCCGGTTCAGGGTCGCTGCGTGGCGCGCGAGCATATTGAGGAGAACGGGGTCGTGTTTGCCGGCCTCGCCCTGGCGCCATGCGGCGACCATCTGAGCGAGCTGCAGCTCTTCGGGAGTGGGGCCGACGTCGCTCATTGCGGCCGCCCCACCAGACGCATGCCGGCGACGAGCCCGGCGACCAGCTCGACTGTCAGAGCGGGGATGTCCGCACGCTCGCGCTGTTCCAAGGTCGCGGTCCAGCTTCTCCAGATCGCGAGCGAAGGCCTCATCGGGGCCAAGGGGTTTCGTTTCCATATTCGTCCTCCTCAAGCACCGACCCGAGGCGGACTCCTACATGAGAACGAAATAAGAACAAGAGGGGGCGGCGCTGCCCGGTTTTAGTTGGGAAAACGGCCGTAACCCATTGAAAACAAACACGGCCAAAGTGGGCCGGTTGGGCGTTAGGCTATTGATTTATCTATGACCCTTGGAGCTTCCCAAGCTGAATGTCGCGAGTTCGATTCTCGCTACCCGCTCCAACACCTCGCCAGCGCTTTCTCCACCATGCAGAGCTTCGACGCAGCCGCAGCGCGCGAGAGTTGTTCAGCGCCTACATTCTCCTTTAAGTTGTGTTGCACATGATCGCTGCTCAGTCAGGAGTGCGACGATGCAGAAGGCGTGTGGTTCTGGTGTAGCGGGCAGGCGCACAGGCGCGGCGGCGATCGAGTTCGCCATCGTCGGTCCCTTTTTTCTGCTGCTGGTCGTGGGCATGATCGTTTACGGCGGCTGGCTGTGGATGGCCCATTCGGTTCAGGCGGCGGTGTCGGAAGGCGCGCGCGCGGCGGTCGCC